GGGCGAGGGCGAGGGCGCGGGCGAGGGCGAGGGCGAGGTCGCGGGCGAGGGCGAGGGCGCGGGCGAGGGCGAGGTCGGCCTTGTTGGCCTTCTCCAGGACCGGCTCTGCGAGCCTCAGAGATGCTTGATCGACAATCGGGGCCAGATCCCGCAGTGCCATCGCATGCTCATCTAACTTCAGAAAATCGCAGACTTCCGCCGCCATTATGCGCAATGAGTAATCCGTAACTGGCCAGATCCGATCAATATCCCGAGCAGGATCAAGCAATAGCATCTTGCGCAGATACGGACGCATCACGCCGGTCCGGTGCTCTTCATTGCGCCATGGACCGTCATTGAGTTGCGGGAGAGTGTCTATCCAGCGCGAGCAGCCGGGCGGCGTGGCATCCTCATGCTTGCCGGTCACCACTTCGAATAGCAGTTCGCGGGCGCAGTGCTGGCAGTCCGGACCGCCGGTACCGCCGCCGTGTGAGCCATGAAATAGCGGCGCAGTATCGAGCATTTCGAGACGCTCGGCGGGGATGGTAGCAAGGTCAATCATTGTAGCCTCCGTGATTTTGTAGATGGGTTGAAGAAAATGGTGCATTGGCGCGCCAGTCTGCGGGAGAGCGGGTTAGCCCAGGATCTCGGTGAGGACCGAGGCGGGCGGGACGGGCAGCAAGCGATTGTCATACAGAAGCTTGCTGGTATCCAAGAAGCCCGTGAAGGCGTCGAACTTGTTGCTGAGTGGCTGATCCCAGATGCGGCCGTTATAGGAGATGTGCCCGATGGCCTCAGTGGTGCCGGAGATGTAGACGTTGACGGGGCGGAAAGTGGAACAGCCCTCGCCGCTCTCGTCTCGGATCTCGCAGTAGCATTCCGATAGCCACTTCAGATCTCCTTGGTGCATTTCACCGCGGATATTGGCGTAGAATTTGGTCATGGTGTGATCCTTCAGTTCGCTGTTACCAGCATGAAGATGGCATAGAGCATTGCGACGGTGACGGAGGCGGCGAGGAGGTCCATGTGGAGTTAGGAGGCTCTCGCCTCCCTCCTCGCGGTTGCCTCTTGCATCTTCCGATATTTGGCCTCGCAGCGCTTGCAAACCTGCCATTTGTGCGCGTCGGCCGGAATGATGCTGATATGACCTTGCGATTTGCAGAAAGCCGCACCACCGGCCTTGAAGGCCAGATGAGCGATGCATCGATTGTAAACTTGGGAACCGTGGGACATCTGATTTCTCCGTTTGCCGATGACCGAACCATACGCCCTTCCGAGAATACGTCAATAGGTCGCATCAATAAATCGTAGATATTTATCCCCGATTGTGCAATATGGGCGGAACAGCGATAATGACCGAATGGAGGTTCCAATGACCGACCCGGCAATCCACGATGCGGCCTCGCGCCAGGCGAGCGGGCCGGCCGACGCCATCCGAGACGCGCACGACAATCTCAAGGCGGGGATTGAGATCATGGGACGCGTTCATGACATCCCGCCCCAGATCCACAAAGCCATGCACGCGCTGAGCTATGCGGTGAAGGCGGCCGCCGCTCTGCCGACAGCTCCAGAACCCGGTTGGTTGCAGCCGGCGTTGGATTCTGCGGCTAAACGGGCCAATGCAATGCCGGATTGGATGGTTAGGCGAGATGCTGCTCCTCCCGCGGTGAAGATGTCGGCTGATGCGCCAACATTCCAGCGTCGCGCTCAGGATTGGATGATGGCTACGTTCTCCATGGAAGTCTGTCGCGACACCATCGAGCGCAATCACCGCTTTCTTGAAGAGGCGCTTGAGCTCGTACAAGCTCTTGGATGCACCGCCAGTGAGGCACATCAGCTTGTCGATTACGTCTATGGCCGTGACCAGGGAGAGGTCAACCAGGAGATCGGCGGCGTCATGGTGACATTGGCCGCGCTGTGCTTGGCGAACGATCTTGATATGCATCAGGGGGGCGAAACCGAATTGGCGCGCGTCTGGACCAAGATTGATCAGATCCGGGCGAAGCAGGCATCGAAACCAAAACATTCTCCGTTGCCTCAGACAGCCGACGAAAAGAAACTGATTTCCATTCTCGCCGCCCCTCCCGCCGTGGACAGAGCGGCGCTCGCTCAGGCAATTCGCAAAGCACTCATTGAAAACTGGCGAGAAGACCTAGGGGCCAAGTGGGACGAGGATGTGCTGCTCACTGGCTGCCGAAAGGTTGGCGGCGGGCGCGGCTATCAAAACGCCGAGGAAGCAGCCCAAAATCTGGCATTGGATGCCGCTGATGCTGTCATCAAACTCCTGCCAACAGACGTGGACAGAGTGGCGGTGATCGAGGCGGGAAAACAAGCGAAATTCAGAGGTAGCGAAGGAGGATGGTTCGGGGTTACACCAGATCACAATAATCCCGATTCCTTCGAATATCGGACCATCTACGCCCTCGCCGATACCAAGGGGGATGGGAAGTGAGCGAAGAACAGAAAGATGCAATCTACGCGGCATATCTCGGAATATGCGTTCTAAAAACCATGTTTCGCAGGGTCGGACTAACGTTAGGTCAGCAACGCTCTGCAGATTTGCTGACTGAACTGAGCGACACCTTCCCATGGCTCGCTGAGCGAGTGGCGCTTTCCGCACTTCGCTCTGCCGATGGAGACAAAAAGTGAGACACTGGCCGCCAGAGCGATTCGAGCCCGCCCCAGTCCGCTCAGCACCTCGTCTATCGGCGTTCGTCGGCTGGCTGATCATTTGTCTTGTTGGCGGCGCGATGATATCGGCGGCGCTGGCTATCTGTTACGGGAGGGCATGGTGAAAATTGCAGGAGATTGGCCGATGATCCTTCCCCGCCGCCAGTTTCTCGCTGGCTTGGCTACTACTCTGGCGGCTCCTGCGATCGTGCGGGCTGATTCGTTGATGAAGCTGCCAAGGCCTTCATTGATACGGATGGGCCAAATATCGGCCACCATCCGCACGAAGATGATCCCACCTCAAATGACCGCCAAAGAAGCTCACGAATGGCTTCACAATGCCCTTCAGCATGCGCTTTTTGAGGCCATGCAGACCAAGGGGCCGATTCGTCACTCCAATTCCGGGTGGGATATTCTTCAGGCCGCGGCAGAATCTGCAATGAGCGGCCTGCCTCCAACCTACAATGTAGAGGTCACCGTCAGGTGAGGGCAGCCAAGGGAAAAATACTGCGGCCCGTACATCCCAATGTCGGCGTGTCGGTTGAGTACCGCCGCCGCCTCGACGACCTGATATCCGACATGCAGGCATCCTACGAATTCTGGCTGACCGCGGCCTACCGCGCGAATCAGCCCGAGATCGCCCAGGACAAGGCACCCGACACCGGCGCGCCGGCACGCGTGACCGCGGTGCAGGCCGAGATCGGCTCGCGAAACGTGGTGTGGCTGGCCTACGTCGACGGGCGGCCGCTAATGGACCGCCGCGGCGCGCTGCGGACGTTCCGGAGCCGGGATGCGGCTGAGACCGGGGGGTTGCGCAGCAGCGGCCTGAACATGGTGCTGACCAAGCCGGTGCCGCTCGGTGGGCGCCTCGATCCGGTGTCGCTGGCGAACCTGCCGGTCGAGTTCACGCCCGCCCAGAACCTGCAGGAGACCATCGACAAACTCGGTGCGCGGTGGGAAGCCAGATTCGATGAGGCGGCACCGAAGCTCGCCCGGTGGTTCGCGCAAACCGCCGGCAAGCGGTCCGAAGACGGCCTCAAGAAAGTGCTGCGGGACGGCGGCATGTCGGTGCGGTTCGACACGACCCCAATGATGCGGGATGTCATGAACGCGACGGTCGCGGAAAATGTGTCCCTGATCAAATCAATCGGATCGCAGTATCACTCCGAAATCACCGGGATGGTAATGCGCTCAGTCTCGACCGGCCGCGACGTCGGCGGCCTGACCCGCGAGCTCGAGCAGCGGTTTGGCGTCACGCGCCGGCGGGCCGCCCTGATTGCGCACCACCAAAACAACCTAGCAACGAGCAGCTTCATTCGGGTCAGGCAAATTCAGGCAGGGCTCCAGGCTGTATGGTTGCATTCGCACGGTGGGAAGGAACCCCGGCCCACGCATCTTGCCAACTCCGGCAAGACCTATGACCCGGCCAAGGGCTGGTTCGATAGCGACCCCAAGGTTCGGAGATTCATCTGGCCTGGCCAACTCATTAACTGCCGATGTGTGAGCCGCACGGTTGTCCCTGGATTCTCATAGGAGGTTTTTCGATGTTCAAGATGGCAGTAGCAGTTGCGGCGACCATGTGGGTGTGCCTGTCTATCTTCCTCGTAGAGGCGTATGTCCACCGCGCGCAGGCCCGCGATGACGGTCGCTACGCCGGATCGCCACTTAAGCCATGGTTCGACCACCTCTCAAGCGGCAAGGGGCTCTGCTGCAGCGATGCAGACGGTACCGCGCTTTCCGATGTCGACTGGGATTCCATGGACGGGAAATATCGCGTGCGCATTGATGGCGATTGGTACGACGTTCCGCCCGATGCGGTAATCACCGAACCAAACCGCGCCGGTCGGACCATGGTGTGGCCATTTCCGATGTGGGATGGCACCAAGCACGGGTATGGAATCAGGTGCTTCATGCCGGGGAGCATGACATGAGCGACGACCGATACCCCAAAGCCCGGGAAGAACTGGAGGTCGAGAACCGGGAACTCCGCGCGGCCGTGGCGCGCCTTCAGGCCTCTGTCGGCTCGCTGCAGGCGACGATCATCGCCAGAGAAACCGAGATCGGTAACCTGCGGCACCCGAAGTCGGCCCCGCGGGCGCTGGACAATGCCGCCAAAGACAAATTCGAACGGCCAGGGAGGTGGCGATAATGAGCAGGCAATGAGAAAATGAGAAATCAAGCGACGCAGGCAGTTGAATTGGCTACGAAGATTGCGGCGATGGCTGAGATCGCCGTTGCAGACTTCGGGCGAACTATCAAGAATTGGCCGCCGGAATATCAGGCCATCATTTGGGAAGCGGTCGCAGACGTGGCGTTCCGGCGCGCCGAAGAAGCACGGAGGCACCCGCTATGACCGCTCCAGCCACATGCCCTATCCCAGTCGCTCAGATGGATGCCGGTTTCTTCTGGTGTCGCGTCGCTACGATACCCGGCGTGAACGAGGTCGAGGCGGCGGCCTTCCAGGCGCGGACCTTGGTCGGAGAGCGGTTGCTCGAGATCCAGCGCTTGGTGACCGAGGCGCGCGAGGCATTGTTTCAGGCGACGGTCCCATGCGCTCAGGATTGGATGCCGACGAAGCGATCGATGAACTGACGGGAACTTTTGTTCCTGCGGCGAATTGGCTCAGTTCACCGGAGGACTACGCTATGTCCTGCTTCTCTCTCGATTTTATGGAGCGTATGTGCATCCTGGTCGTCATCTGCATGGGCCTGTGGGCGATCATCAAGCTGTTCCTGCCTTTCCTGATGGCTCATTTGCCGCCGCTCGTCGTTCAGATCATCAACATCGTCATTTGGGTCGTGATCGCGATCATCTGCATCGTCATCATCTTCGCGCTGCTGTCATGCCTCGTCGGCGCCATGGGAGGGCTGGGCGGATTGAGCCATCCCTTTCGCTGAGAACGGCCAGGAGTGCATCGACACCCAAAGCGATGCGCCGGATTGCATTCCTCCGATCCCGAAGGGGCCGCGGTCGATTTGCCAAAATTGCTGAATTGCGCTGTTCGGCCGATCGGCGTAGACTGCGCTCGGTGATTGGACTGCCAGAGATCCTTGGCCTCGGTTTTGAACCCGGGGCCTTTTTCTTGCGTGGAACCTCGCCGCCGTGATAGAGGCGATGATGCTCTCACTCGCCCCGAACGCTGCCATCCCCGCCGGCCTCCGCCGCAAGACCGCTTTTGATGCATCTGGGATCACAAAACATGCGGCCGGCGTGCTGTTTGTTGCACCGGACGGCGATATCCTGCTGTTGCGGCGCACCGGGACGCCGGGGAAAGACAATTTCGTGGGTCATTGGTCGCTGCCAGGCGGCGGCGTCGAGGAGGGCGAGACACCAGAGGCCGGCGCCGCGCGCGAGGCCAAGGAAGAGATGGGCGTCGACACGGACCCCAAGAGCTTCAAGGTCCTCGATCAGAAGGTGACCCCGACCGGGATGGCGTTCCACACCTTCGCCCAATCAGTAGCGAAGAAATTCTGGCCGCAACTGAACGACGAGCACAACGGCGCTGGCTGGTTTCCGCTGAGCGAGCTGCCGCGGCCGATCCACCCCGCAGTCGAGTCGATGCTTAAGAACAAGCTTGGCGATGACCTGGGCGGCGCGCGCGACGGGCTGGTTGCATGGTCGAAACTTGCCGATGAAGAGGCCGAACGCGGCCGTGCGGCAGACGCTTGCCCGACCTGCGGCGGGACTGGTGAGCTCGCAGGCCCTGGCTGCAAGTGCGAGGACTGCGGCGGGGCCGGAAAGAAGCTCGGCGCGACTGATTCGGCGTTCGTCATCGCCATGGACCGGGACAGCGTCAGATCCTTCGACCGTGATGGCCGCATGCGGGTTGCCATTGCCAATCTGAGCAAAGAGCAGATCAGGCCCTATGTCGGTCGAGAAATTCCCGGCTGGGATGACGCTACCCAGACCCACAAGCTGGGATTGGATCCGGACAAAATCTACAATCTCTATTGCCCGGGCGAAGAATTGGAAAAAGCGGCAGAAACCTTCAATGGGATTCAACTTCTCAAGAAGCACACGCCGGTGAATGCAGAGGATCATAAAAAAAACGACATCATTGGGACGACCGGGACGAATGCGAAATTCAATTCTCCGTTCTTGCAAAACAGCCTGGTTGTTTGGACGCAAGAAGGAATCGACCTCATCGAATCCGAGGAGATGAAGGAATTGAGTTGCGGGTATTTTTATGTACCGTTGATGACCCCGGGCGTTTTCAAGGGAGAGCCTTTCGACGGAATCATGACGCAACTGTCCGGCAACCATTTAACGATTGTCGGCGATGGTCGAGCCGGATCGGAATGCCAGGTGGAGGATTCTGCCGTCGAATTGCAGTGGGCCGCGATCGAGCGGGCAATGATGGACATGACGACATGATCGACGCCCGCGCCATCCGAATTTCCCTCAATCTGACGCAAGAGCAATTCGCGAAGCGCTTCAGCCTGAATCTGGCTACGATACGCGAATGGGAGCAGCATCGTCGCGAACCCACGATGCATGCAAGAGTCCTTCTCGCCATCATCGCGTACGCTCCCGAAGTTGTCGATCAGGCACTTCGAGGCGGCTAATAATCTGACGCACTATCAGATTTTCCCAAAATAAGCGAAAGATTGCGGCATCAATCCCCGAATCCTCCGAGGGAGATGAGTGGGTAAGCTCGGTGACGAACTCCGGAAAAAGTACAAAACGCCCCGGGAAGCCCTGCGGGCGCTCGGCCTCGATGAAGCCCTACTCGACATCTCCCGCCTCGCTTATGATGGAGCAAATCCGATGAAGGCAACCCGGTTCGGCGCGGTCGCGCTCTCGATCACTGCGGCACACGTCGCACCGCTTCTGGCGATGGACCAGAAGGCGACGCTCCCGGTTGACCTGTTCAAGGGGCTGACCAGCAAGAACTTCAAGACCGGCCGCGATAAGTTGCTGGCCGGCGTTCGTCTCGCGCTGGACGGCAAGCTGCGCAAGGGCCTCGCCCTTGACGGCAGCATGCAGAATTTCGCCAAGGCGATCGACGCCTTCAACGAGAACATGAGCGGCGCCGGCGTCGACGAGGAGGCCCCGAAGCCCGAGGAGATGGAGAACGCGGCCACGGTCGGCCCGCTCGACGTCACGGAGCCCCGCAAGGAGCCCGGCGAGAAGGGCTTCGACGCCGAGCCGTTCAAGAACTTCCTCCGCGGAAAGGGCATGGGTGAGGACGACATCATGAAGGCGTGCGACATGATGCCGAAATCCGACATCACCGGGGACGCCGAGTTGACTCCCGAGGAAAAGAAAAAGAAGGAAGAAGAAAAGGCCGCCGCCGACAAAGCAGTAAAGGACGCCGAAATGGACAAAGACAAGGTCACGCCCGGCGCCATGGATGCCGCGCTGAAAGCTCAAGCCGTTGTGTTTCAAAAGGAACTGGCCAAGGTGCGCGACAACGAACGCGGCGTCCGCGCGGCAATCGCCGAGGTCCATCCCTGGGTCGGCGAGCTTCCGGCGACCATGGCGTTCGATACCGCCGCCGACGTCCACCGCCACGCGCTCGTGATGCGCGGCGTCGATGGCGCCAAGACGCTGCACGCCGATGCGCTGTTGCCGATCCTGAAGACGTTGCCGAAGAACGGCGCCCGGGCTCCCGAAAACAACGGCGGTGGCGAGCATATTGCCATGGATTCATCCGACCGCGCTGCGGTTGTCGCTCTGGCTCCCGATTTCGCCAACATCTCGACCACGCTCTGACCGCGTAGCGAAACGGACTTTTTATTAATTCCGGGGTTCGCCCCCATCGACGAAGGAGTCAAATCATGAGCGGAACGGGCGGCTGGCAGGTCCAAGTGGCCGTGCAACCTGCGGCATTTATTCCAGGCAATCGAACGAGTGTGAATCCGCTCTTCAGTTTCGATGCCGGCCCTGGCGGGCTGGTATCTGGAGCGTCGCTCTTCGTCGGCCGTTTCGCGTGGGTGACCCCGCCGCTGGATCCGAACGGTGGCCCGACCATCGCGAACAGCTTCGGCAACGGGCCTCCGAATGGCTTCCTGCTTGGCGTGCAGCAGGCACTGAACACGACGTTCCTCTCAAATGCCGGCTTGCAAGTCCAACCAGGCGCTCAGACGGCGCTGCAGATCGCCGGCGACTTCGCAGTTCAGAACGACGGTACTACCGAGGCTGAGTACGGCCAGAAAGCATTCGCATTCGTTGCTACCGGCAAGGTGGCGTTCGCACCGACCGGGACAGCCTTCGGTGGCGCCTCGGCGACGACCAGCACCATCGCTCCGGCCACGTTCTCGGTGACCGGTTCGATCTCCGGCAATATCATGACGGTCACGAACGTCGGTTCTGGCACCGTCACACCTGGAGCTGCAATTTCCGGCACTTCGATACCGACCGCACCGGCTCCGCTGATCGTGGCCCAATTGACTGGAACTCCCGGAGGAGTGGGAACATATTCCCTTAACGTGGGTGAGATCACGGCCGCATCAGAGACGATTTCAGGCACCTATGGAATCCTGACCATCGGTACCGCGACCGGAACATTCGCGGTGGGGGATGTGCTTACTGGCCCGACTGTCGTGGCTGGCACCACGATCACCGCCAATATCACGGGCACGGGCGGCACGGGCGGAACGATGGCCGTGAATCCGACCCAAACCGTCACATCGAATACGATTGTAGCCAGCCTCGCGGTCGAAACCGCCTTCTACGCGCGCTCGACTGGCCTGCCGCTCGAGCCCGTGAAGATCAGTTCGTTCAAGGACGCCGGCGGTAACTGATAGGGTTGTCACTTTTTGACGTCTCGTTTGAGGCGGATTGAAACGGGAAAGCAGGAGCTTCATCGATGGACCGGAACCAAGCAATCGCCGAGTTTAACAAGGTGAGGCACGTCCTTAACCACGAGGGCGGGGTTATTTTCGATGGCGCCCGAATGTTCATTCCCGATGAGTGGAAGAACACGGGGGACAAGTCGCTCAGACAAATGGCGTTCGATGCCGCCGGCACCTTGGGCACCGATCCGAATGCGGCGCTCCCCGCGATGCTCACCACCGGCATCAGCCCGGATGTGATCCGGTTCGTATTTGCCCCGCTGCAGATCGCCAAGATCCTCGGTGGTGAGCGCAAGGTCGGCGACTGGCTAATGGAAACCTACATCTTCCCGGTCATCGAGGAGAACGGCGAAGTTTCCAGCTACGACGATTATTCGAACAACGGCCGCACCGGCATCAACTTCAATTACCCGCAACTCCAGTCCTATCTGTTCCAGACCTTCGTCAACTACGGCGAGCGGGAGACCGAGCGCGCCGGCTTGATGCGGATCAACTACGTCGGCGAACTCACCAGCGCTGCGGCCGGATTGCTCAATCGATTCGGAAACCTCGGATATGCCTTCGGCCTGGCTGGCCTGCAGAACTACGGCTTGATCAACAACCCGTACCTCTCGGCGTTTTTGACGCCCGCCATCAAGGCGTGGGGCGGGACATCATGGTTCAACGCCGGCTCGCCGGCCGCAACTGCCAACGAGGTCTACAACGACATCCTGGCGGTGGTCGAGCAGATCATCAATCAGACCAACGGTGCGGTTGAGATGGACTCGCCGATGACGCTGGCGCTATCGCCGCAGTCGCAACTTGCCCTGGAATTCGCGAACTCGTTCGGCGTCTTCGTCAAGGATCTCCTGAAGCGCGGCTTCCCGAACATGAAAATTGTCCCCGCGCCGCAGTACGGGCAGAAAACCACCAACAACACCCAGGGCGATTCCGCCATCGGGAACGTGTTTCAGATCATCGTCGATAACATCGATGGCGGCAAAGTCGCCTATCCAGCCTACAACGAGAAGCTCCGCGCACACAAACTGATCCCGCAGGCCTCAAGTTGGCTGCAGAAATACACGAGCGGGATCTTCGGTGTTGTCACGAGAATGCCGGTTGGCATAGCTGGGATGCTCGGCGTTTAGTCGCTCACGAGGGCGTGGATCGAAACCCTTCCCGGGGAAAATTGTGTATGAAGCCTTAGCCTCTCCATATATAACGTGGAGAGGCGGGCTCACAACGAAGGGAAGAGATCATGTCGACACTGACGGCCAAGCAGAAGCGAGCAGAGCGTGAGGATCGTCTGCGGGCCGAGGGCGCCGCGCAGGCCCGGGCCGAAATGGCAGGCGCCGCTCCACGCGAATCCAATGGCCCGACATCCGAGCAAATCCAGGCGCTGAATCAGAAGGCGTTCGCTGATCCTGGCGCCGTTGCGGCCGCCTCTGGGGGTGTCGCGCAGCCCCAGCGCGCCGGCGCAAAGGTGATCGTCGCCTGCAAGATCGGCGTGCCGTATGTCAACCTGCAGCTTTGCGAGATGATCGAGGTCAACGAGGAGACGCAGACCGGCTCGCGGAAGCGGATGCAGGGACGGCGGACCGGGTCAGTTGTCCGGCTCCGCGGCACGGCCTATCCTCGAGGCGCGAAGCCATCGGAATTTCCCGACCCTCCGGTCATGGTCGGCGGCGCCGCGCTGAACTACGGGATCGACAAGGACTGGTTCGATCAGTGGTTGGACCAGAACAAGCGCAGCGCGCTCGTGATGAATGGGTTGATCTTCGCCCATGAAAAAGAGGATATGGTGCGCGGGCAGGCGACCGAACAGGCGGCGATCCTGAGTGGCCTGGAGCCGATCAATCCGAAGTCCGATCCGCGCATCAGGGCGTTCGCCAAGCCCACCCGGGAAGAGGTCAGCGATGTTGAAACCAGACCAAGAAAAGGCGTCTAGCGAGATGCAGCCGGAACGGAAGACGGTGCGCATCGCCTGCCGCATCCCGAACGGCGTCGCAATCCGTCTCTCGAAAGTGGGTTGGGATGACGGCACCGGCGTCAAGCCGACGGTCCATGATGGACCCGGCATCCGGCTCAACGGTCCGTCCCCTCTGCACACGGGAGCCGGCAACACTAGTCCGGACGATCTTGAGCCTGGGATCACGGACGTCGACGCGGAATGGTGGGGCAAATGGCTGGCGCAGAACAGGCTGAACCCGGCCGTCCAACTGAAGCAGATCTTTCTCCTCGAGGAGGAAGCCAAGTCAAACCCTACGCTGTGACCTTCGCGGAGACGCTCGCGAAGAGTCAGGAACTTGACCGCGTTCTGGCGGCGCCTTTGAAGGACGTGATGATGCCTCAGGAGATCGGTGGGAAGCGGTTGGCGGGAAGGCTCGGTGCCATGTTCGACCAGGTCAAGCAGGTCATTGATCAGGTAGAACTCGGCGTCGTGGCTGCGGCGGCCGAGCTCATGGAAGAGGCCAAGGGCGCGAAGGCAATTGAAGTGGCAATCCGCGCCGAGACTGCGGCAGTGCGCGCATTCAAAGCGAAGATGCTCGGAGACAACGCGCTGGCAGGCGAGAACGAGGACAAGACCGAGCAGGAACCAAAAGTCACCGATCAGGCTGCGGAATGACGACGCCAGCGATCACATTCGTATTCACGGACTGGATCGCGCAATTCGGCGAGTTCTCGGCTGTGAACCCGGTGGCGGCGCAGGCGTGGTTCAACCGGGCCACCAATTTCTGCAGCAACGATACCTGCAACCCGGCCTATCAGCAGGACCCGACCGGCGGGATACTGACGGGGCTGCTCTACCTGCTGACGGCGCACATCGCGTGGCTCAACGCGCCGCGGGATGCGTTCGGAAACCCGGCCGCGACCGGCCAGCCCGCCTCGCCGATCGTGGGGCGAATCAACACGGCCTCGGAGGGCTCGGTGTCGGTGGGTGCCGACATGGGGGACGCCAACGAGGGCTCGCCGTCGCAGGCATGGTTTATGACCACGCGCTATGGTGCAGAATTTTGGTTTGCCAGCGCAAATTATCGGCAGGGTTTCTACGTCGCGCAGCCGACGATCCTGCCAGAAAACAGCTTGCTCTTCCCGTATGGCGGCCGGTGGCGCGGCGGATATTGAACCATGCCTGTCCGCGGCGGGAACAAATTCCAAGCCCAATTGCAGAAGATGGCCGGTGCCGTAACGTCGGCGCAGACCGTCAAGGTCGGATTCCTTGAGAACGCGACCTATCCCAACGGCACCAAGGTAGCCACTGTGGCCGCCATACAGGAATTCGGTGCCCCCCGCGCTGGCATTCCCCCGCGGCCGTTCTTCCGCAACATGATCGCTGCCAAAAGCCATGAATGGGGCCCGGCCGCTGGCGCGCTGCTGGTCGCCAACGGCTACGATGCGACCGCGACGCTCAACATGGTCGGCGAGGGCATTGCCGGTCAATTGCGGCAATCGATCGTGGACACGAACACGCCGCCCCTTAGCCCTGTCACGCTGGTCCTGCGCGAGTTTTTCTGGACGAATCCTTGGGACATTCGTGCTAGAGATGTCGCAGCGGCTCGCGGCTTGGTCGCCCAGGGTCACACGGCTTCGGCCGGCACCTCGACCAAACCTTTGGTCTGGACAGGGATGCTCCTGGGGTCGATCAGCCACGAAGTGACGTAAACCCAACCTGAGGAGGGTCCTATGGATCTCGACAGCTTCTATGCCGACTACCGGGCCTTCAAGGCGCGCGTTGCTCCGATGATTGACGATTGGGAACGGGTGAATGCGGAACCGGCGATCAGCGCCGAACTCGCGGCCCAGATCAATGCGCCGCTGCCGCCGAGCAACCCGATGACGCCGCTTGGTGGCGATCACGTGCTGGCGGCAACGCCAGCCGCGCCGAGCGCCGCGGTCCCGCTGCCGCCCGCCGCTCCGACTGTCCGCGGCGAATCAGCGCCGGCGCTCCAGTCCGGCGGCCCGACCATCGAGCAGTGGGTTGCGGCCGGCTACAGCGCCGCAAAATACCCGCCCCCACCGTATTCCTCGACCAGTTCGCCCGAAGATGTCGCCGCCGCTCAGGCCGCAGAGATCGCCGCCGCGGCCGCCAAGGCTCCCGCGCCGCCCGCCCCGCCGACCGATGAGGCTGCGGCCGCCGCCGCCCTCCAAGCCGAGATCCACAAGCCGCTTCCGCCGACCTCCGCAGTCGGGTAATCATTCGCCTCGGCGCCCAGAGCAAACCTGAAGGAGTTCTACCATGGCCCTCAAAAGTTCCCTCGTGCTTTGGTCGTCGCTTGGCGATGTCAATCTGAACGCTGCCCAAGCTGCCGCGATCGGGGCATCGCTTGGTAACGGTGCTGCAACATTCGGCGCCAATGCCAACAACCCGTTGCAGATGGGCGATGACGGCAATCTGATCGTTCAGACCATAGCGGCCGGTCGAAATCCTGCAGGGACCGGGAGCGACTATGTGGTGGCGGTGGGGAGTATTCCGGTTGGTGCCTTTGATATCGCGAATCGCGGCATCAACATCATGGCAGCCGGCTCGGCACTGAATGCGACCAGCAAGACGTTCAAAATCATCATGGGTGCGACGGCGCCGGCCGTTGGATCAATTGTCAGCGGCGGCACGACTGTCGCCGCACTTGGTCCCGTCACCACGACCTCGGCAGGCGGCTGGCAACTCACGGCCAATGTGTTCAAGTATGGCGCCGCAGGTTCGAATACGCAAATCGCGATCCACGAAGCCGGTCAATGTGGCGCGGATCTAGCCACGCTCACCGCATTTTCATTGCTCACGCTGAACGAGTCCGCCGCGATCTCGGTTGCGGTGACGATCAATGCGGCGACGGCCACCGATGCGATATTCGCATTTTTGCAGGTATTTGGAATGAATTGAGGAGGCTGCGATCAACCTTCACGGCCTCGTTTCTCCCTACGTCGGTGCGGTCAACCCTCTGATCCCGGTGACTGTCCAGATCAGCACCGGGCCCGGCGCGCAGAATCCAGATGGCAGTCAGGCGCCCTCGTTCGCCACCCCAGGCGCAATCACTGCCTCGGTCTCGGGCGATGTCCTGACCGTCACCAACGTCGCCAGCGGGGTCCTGCAGGCCGGCCAGACGCTATCCGACGCCGGAGCGCTGCTGCCGGCCACCACGATCACGTCGCAACTGACGGGAACCACCGGGGGGCTCGGAACCTACCTCCTCAGCCAAATCCAGCCGACGCCCATCGCCTCGGAGGCGATGACCACCGCGCTCAACCTGATCGGGCAGGTCCAGGCATTATCAACGCGCGATCTCCATCAGACGGAAGGGCTCAACCTTCAGGGAGAAATGCGCGCGCTTTATGTGTCGGGAACGCTGAACGGAGTGGTGCGCGTTTTGCTCAAGGGTGGCGATCTGATACGATTGCCTGACGGAACAGTGTGGCTTGTGACGCTGGTCCCTGAGCCTTGGGGGCTGACTGCTGGATGGACAAAATGTGTGATCACCTTGCAGAATGGAAACTGAGATGAATTCTGGAATTTACCAGATCAAATCACCATCTGGCGGATTCTACGTCGGAAGTGCGGTCAATTTCAATATGCGATGGTACATGCACAAATCCCATTTGCGGAGGGGCATTCATCACAGCCGAGCACTTCAACGCGCTTGCAACAAATATGGATTAGAGAATCTGAGCTTCATTCGACTTTTGGTATGTCGTCCATCAGACTTATTGATGTTTGAGCAGCGCGCTATCGATATTTTGAAGCCAAATTATAATTCATGCCTTATTGCCGGAAGCCGTTTAGGCACGAAACAGTCGGATGAAGCCAGGGCTAAAATGTCAGCCAATAGCCCTAGAAGATCACCTTCGAAAGATCAGCGGGAAAGAACTGCCAAATCAAATCGGGAGCGCGTATGGTCAGCATCCGCCCGAGAAAAAGCTGCATCAGCGAAGCGCGGCGGAAAAGGCAGTCCAGGAAAGCGTTCGCCAGAATTCAGAACTAAGATATCGGCCATAAGAACAGGAAAGAAGCCGTCCAATTGTTTTGAAAATATCGCTTCGGATCAAATCAAATCAGAAATCATAGCACTGTATGCATCCGGTAAGGGGACTGCCACCCTCAAGAAAATATATCATACCCATGATGATGCGATACGTAATATTGTGATTGGTGCCGGGATAAAAATTCACCCATTGGGCAGTAGGGCTAAATCTATAATAACAGATGCAAAATTGATCGTATCCGAATACTTAGATGGCAAAAGCGTCGATTTCATTGTCAGGAAATATGGAGCTGGCCGCAGAGAAATTCGTAGGGTTTTAATCTCAGAAGGCATAACGATCAGGGCTTCTTGGGTCAAAGCCGTAGAACGGAAACGAAGACTCGCAAAGACCTTGGACAGCGCGCCCTGCAAAACGGAAGTCGAAACATGAAACCGAAATCAACGTTGAAAACGTGGCTGACCGTCGCCTACGTCGTCCTCGGGCTGATCATGTTCGCCTCGGCAGCGTTTTCCCAGACCGCCTACAATGGGCTCGGGAGCACGACGCACTTCGCCGGGACGACTCCATACACGGGGAATCAACTATTCGCGCTGAACAATAGTGGCAGCGCCGTGGCGTCGCCGATCGTTCTCAACAGCGTTCCCGCCGGTCAGGCGCTCACGATCAAGGCGCTCATCTATTCGAACGGCACCAACAAGCCGGGGACGTCGACGTTGTGGCTCTATTCTGCCAAGCCGACCACGACAGGCCTCGTCGATGGTAGCGCCTACGTGGGCCCCTACGCCGCCGACCTCGCCGCCAACATCTATCTTGGGAATCTTACCTGCTCGGCGTGGCAGCCGACGAACGATGCCACCGCGCAATATTTCTCGGAATGCTCCGGCTCGAGTCTGATGCTGACGACCATGCAGCCGATTCCATCGCAAGAACCGCAAGCGACCATCTATGCCATGGAAGAGATCGGCGCCTACACGCCGATCGCCAGCGAAAAGCATTCGTATTTCCTGCGAACCTACAAAGAGAATTGAGATGCGCCGGCGGTCTTCCATCACTGTCGTAGCCGCACTGGCGGTATCCGAGCTGCTGGCGCTTGGGTTCGGATCGGCGGATGCGCAGAGTGGGCGGCGGTTGTTGCTGATGAGTGGCAATAAACTGTGGACACCGCTGAACATTGGGTCGTCCCTCGTAGCGTGGTGGGACGCGCAGAATTTTCCAAGCATAATATTCAACAGCACGACAGTTTCATCATGGTCTGATAAGGCATCTGGCATTGCGGCAACGCAAGTAACTGGATCTGCTCAGCCCGGTTATAGCACTACCGCCAGGAACGGAAAACCTGGTCTTACTTTCAACGGGAGCCAATTTCTCTCGTTTGCGCAAACTGGGTTTCCTTCCGGCGCGTCCCCCGGATCGCTGGCTCTGGCAGCATATGCCACGACAAACACAGTCGGCGTGTTTGGATACGGTTACAATGGATCAAATCTTAGTTGGAGAATGCTTCGTGTTTCAGGCAGCACGATCGACGCCGGCCTCTTTACGAGCGATTTTTTCACAACCTTCGGGTGGAGTTCGGTTGATCGAATGATCGTGTGGAATCAGAATGGAACGGCCGCATCCGTCACTGCAGACGGGGTCACCCAAACAGCAACGCTGAGCACGCCAGCCACCGGAACTGCCGGAGGTGCTATCGGGGCAAACTCGAATGGTGGCTCGCCATTCACGGGCGTCATCCAACAAGCATTTTGTTTCAACAGGGTTCTGACGGCTAGCGAGGTTGCTAAACTGGAGGGGTGGGAAAGTTGGTATGACGGGAAAAACGGGTCAAATCTTCCGGCGAACAATCCATATAAAAACCGACCTCCCTATGTGAGCGATCCATGAGGAAAATTCTGATCGCCCTATTTGTAACTCTGGCGTTCCTGTCGGAGACCAGAGCCTGCACCGGGGCCTGTCGTCTGCTTATCATGAGTGGATCGGGGCTTCCATCGAGCGTCAAACTGACTTACGTGGGTGACAGCTTAACGGCGGGTTTATTCGTTTCGCCGCCATTCGATTACCCAGATCAAGTCTCGTTCCTGTTGCCTCACGGTCCCGCCTACACGACGCTCAACCATGGCGTGAGCGGGATCACCGCAGCGACTATTTTAGCCAATTATCCATCGCAATACGTCTCCGATTTCGATGCGACGAAGGCGCTTAATGTTGAAATTCTGTTCGCCGGGACAAATGATGTCAACAGCGGTACCAGCGCCTCAGCGATCTACGTGACCTTACGTAGCATTATCGCAGATGCGCGGGCGGCGGGATTTCAGCGTGTAACTATCGCCACTTTGATTGCAAGAAATAACTCCAACGATACGACGCAGGAAATGCCGACGATCATAAGCCTAAATGGGCTTATCAGATCGTATTGGAACTCGGATCTTAGTGCCGACGCACTCGTGGATTTTTTTGCCAACCCTGCGTTTTCCACGCAAGCTGGCGCTTGCAACGCAACCTACTATCAATCGGACTGTGTGCACCTCACGGCGCTCGGGTATTATACCTTAGCAACGATTGCCGAGCCTCAAATAGTCAGCGTCATGAAGCACCCTGGAACCCAAATTCAGGCGCCTTTGACATTCAGTCCGATCGATATCGCATCATCGGGTGTGCTTTCGAATGGCAATCGAACTATCACTAATTTATCCGGTTTTGGAAATCGTCAAGTGCGAGGGTTCCCAGGCGTCTCGTCTGGAAAGTACTGTTGGGAAATCTCGGCAGACGCCTTCAACAATCTTCTAATTGTCGGATTGGTCAATACCGCCAACGAATACAATGGCGCGTTCCAGCCAGGGACCGGAGACAATAACAGCATCGGATACTTCGACACTGGCGCGATAGAAATAAACGGAACGACATTAGCAGCGGCGGCGACGTGGACAGGTGGCGACATCATACAGGAATGTCAGGATTTTACGGCTAACTTGGCTTGGTTTCGGCGAGTTAGATCAGGCGTGGCGCAATCTTGGAACGGTAACGGATCAGCTAACCCGTCCACTGGAGTTGGCGGAGTAAGCACGGGTCCGCTAGGTACCGGAAAGCGATATCCGATAGCTATGATTGAGGCCACGGGCGACCAACTAACGTCAAACTTTTCGGCCTCTCAGTTGACACAGCCTGTCCCGTCTGGATTTGCGTCTGGATTTGGTCCATGACCCAGGAATGAAATGCTCGCTTCCTCCTATCCAAGATAGAAATGACACCATCGCCAACCCAGTCGAACGTCTTCGCGCAACTCCGGAGCTTTTTGCTATCGGTCCTGCCGGCCGGTGTCGTGGTGGTTCCAGCGCAGCAGAACCGGGTGCCTGAGCCTGCCGGGGTCGATTTTGTCGTGATGACGCAGATCCGCCAGGAGCGGCTTGAGACGAACGTCGATGGCTACGCCGATGGCGTGTTCACGGGGTCGATCGCCGGAACGACTTTGACGATCACCGCAGTGAATCCCAAGTTTCCGAACGCGCAGATCGGGGTCGGCGGCACCATCTTCGGCGTCGGGATCACGGCCGGGACCTCGGTGAGCGCGATCCTGACCGGAACTGGCCAGATCGGGACCTATACGGTATCCCCACCCCAGACCGTTGGGCCGCTGACCATCTCGACCGGCACCAAGCAAATCATGATGCCGACCAAGCACACGATCCAACTCGATTTCCATAGTGCTGATTTGAGTTCGGCCGGCGATATGGCGGCGACCGTGAGCGCCCTGTTCCGGGATGAATTCGCCGTGCTGCAATTTCAGGGACAATCGCCCTATTACGGCGTGGCGCCACTCTACGCCGATGATGCGCGCCAGATGCCGTTCCTGAATGAGGAATCGCAAATCGAGTGGCGTTGGGTCTCGGAATGCATTTTACAGTCGAATATCGTCATTTCTGTCCCACAAACCTTCGCCGACAGCGCCGTCCTTACCCCGGTGAGTGTGGATGCGAAATATCCGCTTCCGTAGTCCGTAATTGTGGATTCTGGCATATCGTGTTATCGCTCGCAGCACCTGAATTGGGAACTATCGCCCGGAGATCCCGAAAATGACGACGATTCCTGCGAGTCTCTTCGTAAACGTCGTCCCATCCGTCCTCTCGACCGTCGGCCAGGCCGTCAGTCTCAATGGCCTGATCCTGACCGGCAGCAACCGGGTTCCTCTAGGGGCCGTCTATAGCTTCGCGAGCGCCACGGCGGTCGCGGCGTTCTTCGGCTCGTCCTCCCAGGAAGCCCTGATGGCCGGCGGCGGCGGCGGCAAGGGGACCGGCTATTTCGGCGGGTTCACCAACTCCAATTCGCTGCCGGGCGCGCTGCTGTTCGCGCAGTACAATGCCGCCGCCGTCGCGGCGTATCTGTGGGGCGGCAACGCCGGTGCGGCCCTGACGCTGGCGCAACTGCAAGCCCTGAACGGTTCCCTCAACATCGTCATGGACGGCTACGCGCACGCGATCGCGTCGATCAGTTTGGCCTCATCGAACAGCTTCTCGGCCGCTGCTGCCGCGATCCAGGCGGCATTTACCGATCCGACGGAGGCCTCCTTTACCGCGGCCATCGGCGCCACCTTCACGGCGACACAGGCCGGCACCAACATGACGACGACGGCCGTCACCGGGCTGATTTCGATCGGCGACACCGTCACCGGAACCGGCGTCGCGGCGAACACCACGATCGTTTCCCAGACCTCCGGGACCACGGGCGGGGCTGGCGTCTACGTCACCAGCCTGAGCGGCACTGCCTCCGGTGCGGCGTGCGTCGGCTCGAGCACGGTCCTCAATGTCACGGTGGAATCCGTCGTGTCGCTGGTGGTCGGCCAGACCGTGGTCGGCGCCGGGGTCACGGGCGCGCCGACGATCACCGCGCAACTCACCGGGCCCGCAGGCGGCGTCGGAACCTATCGGCTCAGCGGTGCGCAACAGCAGGTCGCCAGCGAGGCCATGACGGCGATCGCGACTGCTCCCCTGGTGACGTTCGATTCCCAGTCCGGGGCGTTCGTGATCACCTCGGGGATCACCGGAGCCGCCTCGACCTCGGCATTCGCCACCGGGACGCTGGCGGCCTCGCTGCTGCTGACCTCGGCGACCGGCGCGTTCCTCTCGCAGGGTGCCGCGGCGGCGACGCCGGCTAGTGTCATGAACGCCGTGGTCGCGATCACCACCAACTGGGCCACCTATACGACCACGGTGGATCCGGATGGCGGCGTCGGAAACACGCTCAAGCAAGCCTTTGCCGCTTGGAAAAACACGTTCCCGAACCGCTACATGTACGTGCCGGGCGACACCGACGTGTTGGTGCGGTCGAACCCGCCGCAATCGGAAACGCTCGGGCAGATTCTAGCCGGCAATGGCGATTCCGGGACGTTCCTGATCTCCGAACTCACCGATCTCAACCAAGCCGCTTTCGTAATGGGAATCGCGGCGTCGATCAATTTCAACCAGACCAATGGCCGAACTGATTTCGCCTTCCGAAGTCAGACCGGCTTGGTCTCCGATGTCGTATCCGGGCAGACCGCGATCAATATCGGTGGCAATCCGCAGGTCCTCGGCGACCGCGGCAACGGCTACAATTATTATGGTGCCGTCGGCTCCGGAAATGCCAATTTCACGTGGCTCCAGCGCGGGATCATCACCGGATCATTCCTTTGGGCCGACAGTTACGTCAATCAGATCTGGCTGAACAGCAACCTGCAACTCGCGCTGCTCAACCTGATGAACAACTCGCTGTCGATCCCGTTCAACACGGTCGGCGCGGCGCTCATCGAGGCCGCGCTGGCTTCGCCGATCCAGGCCGGTCTCAATTTCAATGCCTTTGCGCCCGGCACCATTTCTCCGGCACAAATCGCCGCAGTGAACTCGCAGGCTGGAGCGAACGCCGGCAATCCCAGCCTCAACATCACCGACACGCTGCAGGCTCAGGGCTACTACCTCCAGGTCCTGCAGCAGGCGACCAACATTCGGCTGAACCGTGGACCGTGGGCAATCACGTTCTGGTACCTTGATAGGGGCTCAGCGCAAAGCATCAGCCTGTCGAGCGTCGCCATCCAATGAGGAGCATCTGAAATGGGCGTGATCACCGCATCCGATGTCGTGCTGACGCTGACGCAGGCGCTGCTCTACCCGACGCCGCAGCAACTCCAGGGCTTTGCGGCGGATGACGTCTTCGACATTCCGGCGATCAAGTCGATCGAATCAACGATGGGCGTGGATGGCGTTCTGTCGGCCGGATTCGTTTTCGTCGAAATCCCGTGGGACATCGTGCTGCAGGCGGATTCGGCCTCGAACGCGATCTTCGACCGGATCTGGGGTCAGCAGCAGGCGACCAAATCGACCTATCAATTGTTCGGCTCCGTGAAAATTCCGGGTACATCGACGAAGATCGCGCTGAACGCAGGGTTCCTGAGCTCCTACAAGGCGCCGTCGGCGAAAAAGGTCATGCAGCCCCGCCGCTACCAGATGATCTTCCAGTCGATGGCGGTCGCGCCGGCATGACCGAGGCTTGCCCGCGCTGCGGCGATGCGTGGCATCATCCGTTGATTCAATGTCCCTACGTCAAGGCCGTCACGTTCGCCGCCGACGGTCAGACGATCGCCCGGGTTGAGTTCCTGACGCCGGCAGACATGCCGCAGGTCCGCAGCGCGCCCGGCGCCGATCAACCTGACGATTACCCCAAGCTCGGAAGGTCCTGATGGCGAGACAGAGCCAATTGGTAACGGTCCCGAGTTTCCCCGGCACCCGCAACCGGGATCTCGGCAAGCTGTTTCTCATCACCGAGTGGCCAGCCGCGCACGCCGAGGAATGGGGTCTCCGGATGACCTTCGCGCTCAACAAATCATCCGGCTCGCTTCCGATGGATCTGGCCGGCATCGGGATGGAGGGGATCGCGATCCTCGGGATCAACACCTTCTTGCGCGGCAGCATGGAAGCGGCCGAACTGATCCCGCTGCTGAACGAACTGCTGGAATGCGTCCGGATCATCCTGGACAAGAAAAACATGGAGGTTTCGCAGCCGATCACATCTCCCGACGATATCGAGGAGGTCGCAACCCGCCTCTGGCTGAGAAGCGAGGTGATAAAACTTCACACAAATTTTTCGCCGGCCGACGCTCTGTCGGCCTTGATCTCCTCGATTATGACGAAGTCCCCGGCCTCCGCGAGTACGTGAACGTTCCGCCGCGGATCGGCATGCTGCTTTCTCACGACAAATCGCTGATCGGGCCGCTGACGCAAACGCTCAGCCTTCGTGATATGTATGATCTGCTTGAGGTGATTCAGGTGGACGCATACAATGACCGAGTCCTTCAAAAGTTGAGAAAATACGAATAATGTAGCGAGACACATGATGATCACGACAAAACCAACGCACGGACAATCGGTCGAAATTCTGGTTTCCGGCCAATGGAAGATGGCCAAATTTATAGCTTGGAAGAATCATCAAGGATCAGATGATTATTTCCTATTGGAGAACGGCAATACTGTTCCAGAGGATCCGGATCTTGACGATTATTTTCCAGAATGGCGGCCATGTGACAAGACATGGGTCTATAACCACATGGCTCCATGATGACCGTTATTGATGAATTGATTATTGAACTAGGAATCGACCCGAGGAAATTCACTGAGGGTCAGCGGGATGCTCTCGCCGCGTTCAAGAAAACGCGCGATGGCGCCGAGGAATTCGGCAAGGACATCGACGCGCAGGGCCTGAAATTCACCGAGATCTTTGGGGCCATCAAAAAGGGGCTCCTCGGCGCGGCGGGCGCGATCGGTGGGTATGAAGGCCTCGCGATCATCAACCACCTCAACAATATGGACGCCGCGACTGGGCGGTGGGCGAAGACGATCGGCACGAACGTCGAGAACCTGTCGACCTGGCAGGGAATGATCCGTCAGGTCGGTGGATCGGCCGAAGAAGCGACGGCAACGATGTCGGCGCTGCAAGGGGCAATTAATAATGTCGTGGTCGGGAATGGCATGGTTGATAATAAGTTTGGTTTTCTGCTGAATCAAATAGGAGGATTGCAAGGAAAAAACGCAGATCAGATTCTTCGTCAACTTCAGGCTTATTTCACCGAACAGATCAGCGCTGGTCGAATGTCGCCGAGTATGGCGGCGACAGAAATGTCTTGGGTCCCCGGCATGAATCAGAACATGATCAACGTGATGCTCTCCAACCTTCAGAAGTTGGAGGCTGCGGCCAAGGCGGCCGGTACCGCGACGAAGGAAAGCGCGGCGGAGGCGATCGCATATCAGGAGAGCCTGAACCAATTATCGATCTCGGCCGAGGGCCTTGAGCGCGTGCTGGTCGTGAAACTGACGCCGTCGCTAGTTCAGTTCCTCGATCGCACGAAGCAGATCATCCAGGAACTGAGCAGGGGCATCTTCATTTCGCCGGACAGTTGGCTGGGGAAGCTCCTTGGCCGCACGCCGGCGCCAGCCGCCGTATCATCATCAGGGGAAGGGGCATCGTTCAACGATCGGTTCGGAGCGGCGGGCGGCGGCGCGCCAGCGGGCGGCACGACTCGCGGTGACCGCAACAACAACCCTGGCAACATCAAGTTTGGCGCCTTCGCCCAGGCGCATGGCGCCACAGGCCAGGATGAGCGCGGCTTTGCGATCTTTCCGACGCCATCTCTCGGCGGCGCCGCCCAGGTCGCGCTGGTCACCGGCACGTCCTATAGCGGCCTCACGTTGGATCAGTTCGCAGCCCGGTACGCTGAGGGCAGTCAGGCATGGGAGGGGACCGTTGGCGGCACTCTAGGGATCAGGGGCGCAGACATCGTCAACAATCAGGACCCCAGGCTGATCGATGCGATCCGCCGCGCCGAGGGGACGAGTCAGGGCGCCCGCGGTGCGGCCGCAGCGCGTGGCGGCGGCTCGACCATCACGTCGACATCCACGTCCGAGGTCAATATCAACAATATGCACATCAACGCGCCAAACGCGACCGATGCCGACGGGATCGCGCGCGAGATCGGCCCGGCGATGAAGCGCTCGGCGATCACGTCTCCGGCAAATTCAGGGCTGGTGTGATATGGCAGATGTGCCGCAACTTCCCGGCGTGCCGGACCTCTCGAGCTACAGCGTGAGCGATATTGTGCTGCTGGCGGCCGATGTAGCGACGGCGATATTTGGCGGCTCGTTCGGGTCACCGTGGGGCATCTTCCTGGATGGTGAGCAGGCATTCGAATACAACTCGGTGGTCGATTTCGACTACAAACAGGATTTCCCGGTCTCGGACTATCAGGTCGAGGACGGCGGGTTTCAGTCTTACGACAAGGTCCAGTTGCCGTTTGACGTCAAAGTTCGCGTTGCCTCGGGGGGTGCCGAATCCGATCGGGAGGCGTTGCTGAATTCCGTCCTCGGTGCTGCGAACGGGCTCGATCTCTATGACGTGGTGACGCCCGAATATACGTTCTCGAGCTGCAACATCACGCATGTCGATTTCAAGCGCACGGCAACGAATGGCGTGGGCTTGATCGTGATCGACATCTGGTTCGTCGAGATCCGGGTCACATCGACGTCGACCTATTCGAACACGCAACAGCCTGCGGTGGCCGGCCAGCAGAACACCGGCAGCGTGGCGCCGACGACGCCGTCGAGCTCGGTTACTCAGGGCCTGACGGACAGTAGCGGCAATTCATTGGTGCAATGATGTCCCAGGTGATTCCGGTCCAGCCGATCCCGAATCAGACCTTTCAGGTCCAGGTCGCGAATCAGCCATGCGTGATCGAACTCCAGCAACTCACCTACGGGATGTTCATGACGCTGTTCGTCGGCAATTCGTTGGTGGTCGGCAGCGTGATTTGCGAAAATCTCAACCGGATCGTGCGTGACGCCTATTTCGGATTCGTTGGGGATTTCTGCTTTCTGGACACCCAGGGCGGTAGCAGCCCGTCGGATCCGGTGTTCACCGGCCTCGGAACCCGCTATCAATTGATCTATCTGGAGACGACCGACCTGCCGGGAGGCTGACACATGGCGGATGGACCTACGAAGGTCATCATCACCGGCGGAACGACCGACACCTCAACGATCGCCCCTCAACCTCCATTCCAGGGTCAGCAGAGCTTCGTCCAACGCCTGATCGAATTGACGATCTCGCTTCAGGCGAATCAGCAGACCAACCAGCCGAATAAATTCGCCGGCACCGATTCCGATACGATCACGCTATCGGGTTTCCGAACGTCGGTTCGAATCGAGAACAGCGGCGGCGTGGATTGTAGCGCCACCGTCTCGATTTATGGACTGGCGCCGAACCTCGTGAATCAATTGTCGACGCTCGGCATGATTTTCGACATGGTCCAGAAAAATAGCATCACGATATCCGCAGGGGATGCGCAGGCTGGGCTGACGCCTGTGTTCACGGGGACGATCGCCTTCGCGTTTCCGGACTTCAGCGGGATGCCGCAAGTGGCCATGCATTTCGAGTGCCGGACTGGACTGATCGCTGGGACGGTGCCGATCCCCGCATCGAGCTTCCCGGGCTCGACCGATGTGGCAACGATCATGGCCGGATTCGCTCGGCAGATCCCGGCCGGATTCGAAAATAACGGTGTCACGATCCAACTGCCCTCGAGCTATTTCCCGGGTACCTTGCGGGATCAGATCCGGGAATGCGCCGAGCACGCGCATATCAACGCCGAGATCCTGCCCGGCAGCGGAGGCCAGCAGGTTCTGGCGATCTGGCCGATCGGCAGCCAGCGCAACACCAACGGACCAGTCCCGCTGGTGTCGAAGGATACCGGCATGATCGGCGCGCCGAGCTTCGCGCCCAACGGCTATGCGGTCGTGAAATCGCTGTTCAACCCGCAAATCGCCTTCGGCGGTGTCATCCACATCACCAGCGTAGCGGTACCGCAGGCTAATCGCGATTGGGTAGTGCAGAGGCTATCGTTGGCGCTTGATTCGCTGGTCCCCAAGGGGCGCTGGGATGCAACGATGATCTGCTATCCCAAGGGATTCGCGGCGCCGGTCCCGCCGCAGGGAGGCGGGATGTGAGCGACACCACATTCGGCTATGGCCACGAAACCCCCAACGATTCGGGCTCCGACTATCGATCGGTGCTGTTCCTCGCGCGGCAGGTCGTCGCCAAGATCTCGACCATGACACCGGTGAAGGTGCTGGCGGTCACCGCAGGCGCGGGAACGCCGCCAGCGGCTGGCACGGTGGACGTCCAGCCGCTCATTAGCCAGATTGACGGCAATGGCTATGGGACGCCCCACGGGACAGTGCATGGCATCCCATGGTCGCGGATCCAGGGCGGGAAAAACGCCATCATCTGCGATCCGGTGGTGGGGGACATCGGGTTTATCGTTGCGGCAAGCCGGGATATGTCCAAGGTTAAGAACACCAAGGCCGCGGCGCTGCCGGGCTCGCGGCGCCGGTACAACCTCGCGGACAGCGTCTATGTCGGCGCGATCCTGAACCCGGCCCCAACCTGCTACATCCAGTTCACGGCCGACGGTCATTTGAAGTTCGTCGATGTCGACGGAAATATGGTAGTCAGTTCATCGACAGGATGGTCGATCACGCCGAAGTCCGGCCAGCCGGTGACCATCAACGGAGCGCTTGTCGTGACGCAAAATTTTCAGCTCGGCGGGACGATACAGAGCGAGGCGGGTGGAACGTATTTTGGGAACATCGTGCTTACCGGCACGGTCACTGCGGCCGATGTCGTCGGCGGCGGCAAGAGTTTGGCCACTCATGTGCATAGCGGAGTTCAGACCGGCGGTGGAGATTCGGGGCCGCCGGTATGAGCACTTTGTTGCTGGACAGAACCCAATGGGATTTGACCCTCGATAGTTCGGGGAACATCGCGGTCGCCAGCGAGCCATACTCCCTTGCGCAAGATGCCGCCTCGGCGATCAAGACATTCATTGGGGAGTGCTATTTCGATACGACGCTCGGCATCGATTATCTGGGTATCGTCTTCGGCGGCAATCCTTCGTTGGCGCAGATCAAGGGGCTGTTCGTAGGTGCTGCTCTGACGGTGCCCGATGTCGGTTCTGCGGTGTGCTTCATCTCGTCGGTGAGCGGCCGCTCGATTTCCGGCCAAATCCAGGTTACCAGCGCGTCGACAGGTCAGACCTCGTTCGCCAGTTTCGCCGTCATTAACCCGCAAGGAATCGGATGAGATGGCCGGAACGTCGGTCCCCCAAATACAATGGACGTCGGCCGGGTTTCTGGCGCCATCGGGCCCGTCCGTTCTCGCCGGCGTGCAACTCGACATCAGCGGCGCGTTCGGTAGCGCGCTCAACTACGGGCTCACGACACCGCAGGGGCAGTTGGCGCAGTCCTGGGGCGCGATCGTCGTCAATACGTATTCGACTGCGGTCTATTACGCTCAACAGTTCGATCCGGCCTATGCGTCCGGCAGGTTTCAGGATGCGCTGGGGCGGCTGATCCCCGGCTTCGCCCGGCAGCCCTCGGAACCGACCGCACTCCAGATCATCTGCAACGGCGCCCAAGGCGTCATAATTCCGATCGGCGCGCTGGTCCAGGACATCAACAACAACCTCTATCAGTGCGTCCAGGCCGGCACGATCCCAGTCGGAGGGGCGATCACGCTGTCGTTTGCCGCAGTGGTGCCGGGCCCGCTGGCGGTACCTGCCGCGGTGACCCTGACGCAGCTCATCCCCGGATGGGATTCCGCCACGGTGCTGTCGGGCGCGATCGGACGCAACGTCGAGAGCCGCGCGGCATTTGAAACGCGGCGGCAGGATAGCGTCGCCGGCAACAGTTTCGGCCCGGTCGGTGCCATCATCGGCGCCGTCGCCGAGGTGCCAGGGGTTCTCGACTATTACGGTGTCGCCAATCCCACGAACGGGACCGTGGTCATCAACGGGGTCTCGATCGCGGCCTATTCGACGTACATCTGCGTTGCCGGCGGCGCGCCAGCGGCCGTGGCGCAGGCGATTTGGTCCAAAAAGAGCCCGGGCTCGCCGATGGTGGGAAACACCACGGTCACGGTCTACGATTCGAATCCGCTGTATTCCGCGCCGGTTCCGTACCAGATCACCTACGAGATCCCGCCAGCGCTTCAGGTGCTGTTCAAGATCGTGGTCGCGAACGGCCCGCTGGTCCCATCGACATTCCAGACCCAGATCCAGAGCGCGATCCTCGCAGCATTCTCGGGGCAATCCCTGCAGGCCAATTTCACGGGCTCGGTGGCGGGGACGACGCTTACCGTCAGCGCGGTGAATTCCGGAACGCTGTCAATCGGCCAGACGATCGATGACCTCACCGGCAATCTGGTCGCCAACACGACGATCACCGGTTTCGGCACCGGGACCGGAGGAATCGGCACCTATTCGGTCAGCGTGGCGCAGACCGTCACCAGCGAGCCGATGACTTCGGCGACCACCACCACCGGGACGACGATTCCGCGGGCGCGGATCAATTCTCAGTTATACGCGATCCAGTACGTCCCAGCTGTGGCGGCGTTGGGGACATGGGCGCAGGTCGCTGCGATCGGTATCGGATCGGCCAATGAATCCGATGCGGTCGTGGTTGGGAATATTTCCGGGAATAATCTGACGGTCACTGCGGTGACGTCAGGGACGTTGATCACGAATGATGCGCTGTTCGACGTGCTCAATCTCACGCTGAATGCCACCTATATCACCGGCCAGACCAGCGGCACCCCGGGCGGCGTCGGCGTCTATACGGTCAACCAACCCCAGACGCTATTTGGCGCGACGTTCACGGGCACGGGATCAGGTTTTAACTTGACCGTGACGGCTGTGACCGGCGTGATTGTAAACGGCAATGTTCTGACCGGTACCGGCGTTCCGTCCAATACCATCATCGTCAACCAAACCAGCGGCACGCCCGGCGGTGCTGGCGTTTACGTGACGAGCAACACCACGACGTCGAGCGGTGCGGCGCTCACCACCAACGGAGTATTCACTGCGGCATCTGCCGATCAGATCGTGATCCAGGTCAACGCGAATCAGGTGCCGCAGCTCACCGCGGCGAACATTTTGGTTTCGCACACATGACCGACACGGGCCCGCCCTATCCCCGGTTCGCTCCAGGTTTCACGCCAGGATCGAATGCGATTGGGACTTTTTCCATCGGCGTGAGTCCGCTCGGCGAACTTTCGCCGTGGGATCCATGGACGATCGTTCTCAGCCAATACGCAAACAGTCCAATCATCACTGGTCTGATCACGTCGTTCAACGCGGCGATGGACCTGACGCAGTTCTACGAGCAGTTCCTGGAGAATGAGGTCGATATCACGACCGCGGTCGGCTACGGTCTCGATGTGCTGGGCAGGATCGTCGGTGTCACCAGGGTGCTGAAATTCTCTGGTCTCACCCCGAGCTTTGGGTTCAATGAGGCGAACAGTTGGACCGGGTTCAACCAGGGCAGCTTCGCCAGCGGCTCGTCGTCGGTTTCCAATTTCATCCTGCAGGACTCCGATTTTCGGCGGCTCATCCTGGCCAAAGCTGCGGGCAACATCTCCGACGGATCCATCCAATCGACGAACAGCATCCTGCTGCAGCTTTTCCCCGGCCGCGGGACCGCCTACATCGCCGACAATCAGAACATGACGGCGACCTATACGTTCAGCTTTCCCCTTACGCCGGTCGACCTCGCGATCCTGCAGACCCCTGGCGTCTTGCCCGATCCGGCTGGCGTCGGTATTAACATCACAGCTCCGCCGTCATGATGGGAGAGAATTACCGCATGAAGAACCGAATCATAGCAGCCTTTGTCGCGGCTCTGGCGCTGTTCGGCGCGAGCGGTGCGGGCGCCATCCAGCAGGCCAATGTCCCGCCAAAGTTCGCGCTGACCTGGGGCGCGTTTGCGGCGACGCCGTACATCCGATCGATTCCGCAGCCGTCTCAGATCGGCATCACGAATTGCTCGGCCTCGCTCACGGATGGTTTTCCGCCGCTCACTTTCGTGCCGGCCGCTGCCGGCGGCTGCGCGCCGTTCGGGCAGGACTTCAACGGCATTCTGCGGCAGATCACGCAATGGGATCAGTGGACATCCGCAGGCGGCCCGACATTCTACGACGCGACGTTTGCGACCGGAGCCGCGAATGGATACCCGAAGGGAGCCATTCTCCAATCTACGATCGTTCCAGGTGACTTCTGGCTTTCGACCGCCGACAACAACACCTCGAACCCGGACACTGGCGGGACGAATTGGGTGCCGCTGCCGAGCACGTATCAGACCGGCTCGATCGCGTGGACCTGGACGACCGTACCCTCTGGATGGGTCAACCTGAACGCCTCGACTACGATAGGTAATGCGTCGTCCGGTGCGACAGTGGCCAACTCGACGACGCAACTTCTGTACGTTCTGCTGTGGAATAATTGCTCGAACACGCAGTGCCCGGTCACTGGCGGCCGAGGAGCCAATGCTGCAGCGGATTACGCAGCGAACAAGCAAATCGCCGTGTTTTCGATGGCTGGCTCCATGCAGATGGGGAACGACCAGGGCACAGGGGTTCTGAATAGCGTCCCGGTCATTTTCGGCGGCGGCCCGAACTTCAATCTATCATTGATCGGCGAGGTCTTTCACACCAACACTGTCGGCGAACTCCCGGCGCACACGCACAACATCAACATCACGAGCAGCATCGAGAGCGCCGCCCATACGCATACCGGATCCGGCACGACCGGAAACGATAGTCCGGATCATTTCCACTCGGTCGAGGGATTCGGCGGCGGTGGTGCGAATGTCGCTGGCGGAGGTAGCTTCAACAATTCGAACGTCAACACGTCAGGCGCCAGCACGCGTCATCAGCACGCCTATTCGTTCACGACGAGCACCGAGAGCGCCAACCACACGCATGTCGTCAACGGCGCCACCGATGGCGGTAACGGTCTTTTCAACACGCCGGCCAATAACACGCCTCGAGCCATGATCGGCATATGGATTATCAAACTATGAAACGCGCAGCTCTGCTTCTCATCGCGATATTTTTCACGTCGACGGTCTTTGCCGCTGAGCCGGCGAAGATTCTGAAGTCTCAGGTGGGCCCGACGTTCCAGGCGGACGTCGCAGCCTATGCCAAGGAAATGACGGATTGGAAGGCTCACATGGCTGCGGTCGCTGCAGACAAGGCCGCTGGCGTGCCGAAGGAAAAAGCGCACGCGCCGTTCCCGCCGCCGATCGCTCCTGCCATTGTTGCTGGCGCGGTCGATGATACCGGACCGAACTATGTCATCGTGGACGATGGCCCGACACCGGATCAGGTTCTTGCGGCGAAGAAGCAGGCGTTGATCGGTCAGATCCAGGAGGCCGAGGTAGCGCAGATCGAGAAAGTCATCCCGGCGGCGAAGCTGCGCGCCGCCGAGTTTCGCGCCGCCGACATACAGGTGGCGGATGCCGCAGCCGTTGAGCAATCGCTGCGCGCGGTTGACAATGAACGGAACAAGTTGGCCGCTCTCAATAGCCAGCAAGAGAAAATTGAGATGAAGTTGGCCGCCGAGCAGCCGGGACTGATCGGAGCGGCGATGCAGTCTCTGACCGGGCTCGGCGCGGTGATTGCCTCTGATCTGGCGGCAGCAAAAGCGCTTGATCAGCCGATCGCCGATCAGGCTGCGGTGGTGAAGCAAGCCGAGGCCGCCTATGCCGACCGGCCTGGCCTGATGGCGAAGACCAGATCACCCGCCGATCACGCCTTCATGCTGGCGCGAGAGGCCAACAGGAAGACGGTCGAATCGATTCACCGATGGGCGGCGCAGGCGATGTCGGATGTCGCCGATCTGACCACGGCGAATGTCGATGCGTGGAAACTGCCACCGTTCCAGAACTGAGGGAAATCGATGCGCCATTTGAAAGCGGCCCTCTTCGCGTTGCTGGCGCTCCTGCCGAGCGCCGCGCTGGCGCAGAGCAACCCCGGCTGGACTTACGGGCAAGTTCCAACCACAGCGCAATGGAACGAGGAGTGGGCATCGAAGCAAGATTATCTTGGAGCACCTCCGGTCTTGACGTCCGGCGGAATCATGACCGGCGAGTTGACCACGGCGCCATCAACGGCATCGCGTTCCGGGTTCAATATTGCGCCTGGCGTACCTGCGACATCACCCATCAATGGAGACGTCTGGGATACCGCTGCCGGATTTTTCTTCCAGGTCAACGGATCAACGGTCGGTCCGATCGGGGTTGGCCCGTGCGCGACGTGTGCGGTCATAAACGCCACGAACACATTTGCCGCCGAGCAGATCATCAACCTGAACGCCACCACGTTGCCGGCGGCGATCGCGGGTGCTGCATTGAACGTCGGAGCGGCGAATGGCGTGGTCGGCCGCATCCAACTCAACGCGTTCGGTCAGCCATCGACGTTCTCCGGGGTTTCGTACGGCGGGACCAACGCGAGTCCAACCGCGATCACATCGGGCACCGAGGTCGGATCGTTCAACTCATGGGCGTACAACGGCGCGGGTCTGACGACGACGGCGATTGCATCTTATCGGATCTATGCGGCGGAGAACATCTCGTCCGGGCATCAGGGCAGCCAGGCTTGCGTGGCGACGACACCGATCGCCTCGGCGATATTGGCCAATGGACTATGCCAGAATGCCAGCGGCGGCATCACGATCGGATCGCCGACCGGGGGTGACAAGGGCATCAGCACCCTCAATATTGCAGGCCTCATTTACAACAACGGTACCGCACCAACCGGGACTGGCGGCTATGTGCTCAATACATCGCCAACGATGATCACACCAGCGATCACGGGTACGATGACGACGTCAGGTCAGATCGCATCGACCCTCGCAACAGGTACCGCACCATTCTCAGTGGCGTCGACCACAGTGGTCGCGAATCTAAACGCATCATTTATCAATGGCGCCAATTTCGCGACGCCGGGTCCGATCGGGTCGGGAACGCCGAGCACGGGAGCATTCACCGCTCTTACGGTCAGCGGGACCGCGCAGACCTTCCCCGCAAGCGGGTTGATCGTTGGGACGACCGATACGCAAACGCTCACGAACAAGTCGATTGCCGGATCGGAGATCAATTCGGGGACGGTTTCTGGCTCGTTCATGTCGGCCGCGAATCTAGCCTCATCGGGCAATGGCGGTGTCACCGGAAATCTGCCAGTCACGAACTTGAATAGCGGAACGAGCGCATCCTCATCCACTTTCTGGCGCGGAGATGGCACATGGCAAACGCCAGCTGGATCAGGAAACGTCTCGACCAGCGGCACACCAGCGGCCGGCCAGGCTGCAGTATTTGCCAGCGCCACCACCATCAAGGGCACCGGACCGATCACGGTTAGCACGGCTCTCAACTCTGGTACAGCAACCGGAACAGGCGGATTTGTTTCCGGAACGTACACGACACCGACCGCCAACGGTGCCGTATCGTGGCTGGAGATTCGCGGCTGCGGCGGCGGCGGCGGCGGCGGGTTCGGAGGAACCGGAACGACAGTTGCAGCCACAGCAGGATCTGCCACGACATTTGGATCATCATTCTTGACCGCAAACGGCGGTGGCGCAGGCAATGGTAATAATGGCGCCGCGGTCAACGGCGGTACGGCCACAGGAGGAGATCTGAATTTTACAGGAGGAGCCGGCGGCCCGGGAACCGGGACAACCGGAAACGCTGGAATCGGAGGTGATAGCGGATTTTATAGTGGCGGTGGTCCAATCTCGACACCGGGAAATGCAGGCACGGCCGGGATCACAAATTCAGGGGGAGGAGGCAGCGGCGGAACGGCGCTTGCTGGCGCTGGAGCTGGAACTGGAGGTGGCGCAGGAGGATGTTTCAGCAAGATAGTCAATGCGCCGAGCGCGACTTATTCCTATAGCGTTGGCGCGGGAGGGGCTGCAGGCACGGCATCTACAGGCCAACCTGGCGGAGCGGGGGCTGTCGGATCAATCTACGTTCTTGAGCATTATTCACCATAGCAAGGAATCAACGTGAAAAAAATATTAGCAGCACTGCTCCTGTTGTCGATCGGATGTCTTCCCGCAAATGCTCTGACATGGAATGGGTTCACATATTTCATGAATACGCCCGCAGCCGGCTGCACGGGCAATCAATGGACGCTGATCATGCCGACCGGGCCGGTGTCAAATGGCGGCCTCGGATATGCCGCACCACTCCCTTTGATAGCCGGCCTATCGCAGCAGCCATTTTGCCAGACCGTGGTCGGCATGTGGATTCCTGGGGCCGATGGCGGGCTCGACGACTACGGCTATAACGCCGCGCAGTTGGGACCATTCGCTGCGTTTATCACGTCGAATTATTCGCTAGCGGCGAAACCGAATTGCTATGCGCAATCGCGCGGAGGCTTGCAAAATTTCAATGCTCCGGCCTCGATGTGCGCTCGGATCGCGGCAGTTTTCCCCGTGACCGACCCTGCTGTCTTCCCGTCGCTTCAGGCGTCGCTATACAGCGCATATGGCGTGACGGCGGCCGGATTTTCGGCGATCCAGAGTTCAGTCACGCCGAATCTGAATGCAGCAAATTTTGTAGGCGTTCCGATCCAGATCTGGCACGGGGACAACGACTCGACCGTCCCGGAGAATCTGACGTCGTCGATATTCTGTCCAGCGGTCGGCGCCAGTTGCTCTCTGCTCACGATCCGGACGTTGGGTCACCAGCCTGGGTATTTCAACCAAGACGTCATGAGCTATCTGGCTGGAATCCCGGTCACGCTCGGCGGTCCGACGTTGACGTCAGTCGGCTGGCAAGAGGCGGTCGCGCTCTCGGCGACGCCGACGCCGCAATTCCTCGTGCCGGATCTGATCTACACCGATTTGAACGGGGATTATAATCCGGCCACAGGCTGTTTCACGCCGCATGTCGCAGGTGTGTACCATGCCGACGCGACGCTGTATTTCCCCTCTGCGCCGCCGAATACCGTGTTCTACGTGTCGCTGTACGTCAACGGCGGCATCATCAAGGCGGATGAGGAGAATGGCACTGGTGGCGTGCAGACCACGAAAGTCAGCGCCAGCATGTGGCTCAATCTGAACGATTGCCTCAACATCCGGTCGTACAACGGTGCTATCATGGTCGCCAACCCGACGGGGTTCGTATCGAACTTCATCGTCTCGAAGGAATCCCAGAACTGAGGAGTTGGATCGATGCGTCATCCTTTCGAGATCCTGAAGCCGGAATATTCGCAACTGCTCTCCGCGATGGTGGTCCGGAAGGAATGCCGCGCCGAGGTCGACCACGTCGCGATGAAGTTGATCGGGTTCAAACCGCGGTATCAGTCCGTGAGCGTGGCGACCGGCGTGCCGATCGTCTTCATGGCGACGCTATTCGAGCGCGAATCCGGTTCGGATTTCACTAGAAACGCAGGTCAAGGTTGGCCCTTGAACAGCATATCGAAGGACGTTCCGAAGAATGGACCCTTCCGGACGTGGGCGGATTCGGCGATTGCTGCGTACCATCTGAATGGACTTGATCGCGTTGGCGCGCCCAACTGGATCTGGGAATTGATCTGCTTCTATGGAGAACTTTTTAACGGGTTTGGACCGCGCGATGAGCATCATCAGCACACCAGCTATCTATGGGGAGGAACGAACATTCAAACCCCTGGCAAATACGTGAGAGATCACGTTTATGATCCAACCGTGATGGACGAGCAGTTGGGCATCATCCCGGTCGCCCGCCGGATGGTCGAGATTGATCCGTCGCTGGCGCTGCCGAGCGCAGCGATTGCGCCGCCGATCCATTCCGGCATCGCGGCGCCTGAGACCGGCGTCGACACCAAATGGATTCAGACGGCACTGAATCGGCTCGGCTGGGAACCCCCGCTGCACGTCGATGGCAGCTACGGAGACAAGACGAAAAAGGCGGTGGAGCATTTCCAGCGCAGCTACAACCTCAGGGTCGACTTCGCCGGGCCCGAGACGGTGGCCGCGCTCAAGGAAGCGCTGGCCGCGCTCGACGCGCCGAAGGAAGAGCCAGCGGCGCCGAAGACCTCGACGTGACCCTGTCCCGGGCGGAGATGCTGCAGGCGGTCAAGGATGGCCTGATCGACGCGACCAAGGCGCGCGCGGCCAACTGCGCCACCAACGGCATCGGCGAGGGCGTTCCCGCTGCTGCGGCGCAGTTCGAGAACGGCATGAAAGAGCTGAAAGACGCTTACGCCGCCTTCTGCGCCGTGATAGACAGAATTTTCCCCGAATAGGAGATCCTGATGCGCCGACTTCTCATCGTCCCGGCCATGCTGCTGGCCTTGGTTCTGCCGGCGGCCGCGCAGTTCAATAACATCCACCCGGAGGGCGTGCCGATGCCGGCGACGGCCGATGTGGTGGCGTCCCAGCGAGTGGGCGGTCCGGTGGCGATCGGACAGGCGCAGCTGCAGAAGGATGATGGCGGCAAGGTTGCGCTGATTTCGGCGCCGGCGCCGCCCTCCGGTGGCCTCATCCAGTTTTCCGCCTTCGGCTGGCTTGAGCCGTACATCGACTCGGTTGCCAATGCGCTGATCCTGGCGCTCGTCGGCTACATGGCAACCGTGCTGAAATCGAAGTGGAATATCGACCTCGACCAGGGGCATCGCAACGCGCTGACGACGTTCCTCCAGAACCGCGCTGCGTCGCTGATCTCCGATGGCGCCGTCAGAATGAGCGGGAAGTCCGTGCAGGTCGATAACGCGATGTTGGCGCGCGCGGCGAATCAGGCGTCGCTGGCAATACCCGGGGTGCTCAAGCGGTTCGGCCTGACGCCCGACGTGGTCGCCGCCAAAATCATCGATGCCATCCCGCAGACGACCGCAGGCGCCGCCATCATCGCCGACGCGCACAAGGACAGCCCGGAGCCGCCGGTTCCGGTCACGGACCGCCCCATTGTGCCTTCGGCAACAGCCCCGCCGAGCTTCCTCGTTCCCCCCACGGCGCCGCTGACGGCCGCATGAACCGGGTCATTGCGGCGCTGCTGGCCTCGGTGATTCCTGCGGCCGCGGCCGAACGCATGGTGATGTTTTCGGTAACTCCGGATTGCTGCACGACCAGCGCTCAAGTCCGCGGTGTGCCGCTATCGCTGGATTCGGAACAGCGATTTTGGATCCCGCAATCGTGGTCCAAGGATGCTATCGAGGCTGGCTATCATCCCTGCGGCCGCTACGGATGCGAACAGACCGGCGAACGGCGGTGATGTATAAATGCCGCAGTCGGAGATAATCTGACGCGCGCCGCCGTAAATCCTCTTTCGGCCTGACGTGGTCGGCGCGTACCTTCCTGCGCATTCCGTCACCCCTTGAGAGGACACTCCATGAAGAACTTCCTCCGCATTGCGGCGATCGCCGCGGCTTTCCTGGCCGGTCCCGCGCTTGCTGCGGACATGGCCGTCAAGGCGCCAGCAACCCCCGTCTTTACCGGCTATCCGTTCGGCACTTCCGGCTTCTACGCCGGCATCTTCACCGAGGCCGGCGGCGGCCCGGTGGTCGCCAGTGTCCCTGGCGTTAACCCGGCCAGCCTGACCACGACCACGGCGGGTGTTGGCCTGAATGCCGGCTATGCCTGGGGCAGCAAAAGCAGCATGTTCGCCTATGCGATCGAGGGCAAAGTCAGCGCGACTAATTTCAACGGCGCCAACGCTGGCTTCTCGGTCTCGGGCCCGGTCTCATTCGAGGGTACCGGACTGATATGGACGCCTGTTTCGACCATCCAGAACGCGTTGGGTCTGCTGAGCTTGCCGAATCCGTTCAGCAGCGTAGCCCCGTTCCCGTTGCTGCCGGTCGGCGTCACTGCAAGTAACGTTCAAGCCGGCTTTGGCGCAGGCTTCCGCGCGGACGACGTCACGGTCGCCTTTCTCGGCGCCGGATCCAACAAAGTCTGGTCGTTCTCGCCAAAAATCGAGTTCGACCTGATGGAGCAACTCAGCAACGGTTCTGCCGTTCGCGAGTACGTCGAGACCGTATTTCAAAACAAAGGCGTCACGTTCGGTGGCCCGGTCGGCGTGACGTCGACCGTCGGGACGAAGTATCTCGCCGGCGTCGCTGTCGAGTTCTGAATCGGATCGCGCGCATCGCGCGAATCATGACAACTGATGCAACCGGCCTTGATTCCATATATGCAGGAATCAGGGCCGTTTGTTTTTGGTCGCCCAGGACAATTTCGGAGAGTAGGATGCTACCCGATGACCCTGGAGAGCTTGGGCGATTTTCTCGAAAAAGTGTTCGCGTTCATCGCAGCACATGGGATCGCTGGAGCCTTCGCGATCCTGTGGGTGTCCGCGGAGTTCAGGTGGTGGATGGAACGGGACGAGCGGAAATCGGCACAGGCCGAGCTGAAGCAGGTGTCGAGAGACACCACCGAATCAATGAACGACACCGCGAGCGCAATCGACAAGATGGCCGAAGTGCAACGGTCAACGAACGGAATTTTCGATCGAGTTCTGAACGTGAAGCCGAATGGGCGAGGCCGGCGATGACCATATGGGTGAGGCTGTGGGAAAAACTGACCGGCAGGCCTCATCGCCTCGACGAATCAGATCGAGTTCACGTCGCTGCGGAACGTCTCAAAGAGCGCACATCGATTCTATGCGCCAAGCTTGATCCTCTGATCGCGATATCCATCCACTTCAATGAAGAACATGAGGATGACGAATGATGCAAACGCTGATCGCTCTCAATGAATACGCGAACACAGAGTCGGCCATCGTCGCTGTGATCATGCTCCTCGTTTTGTTCGTCTACATTTACGAGCTATTTCGGCTTCTGAGCGGGCATCTCAGCCCGATCAAGTTCGAGAGATTCGACGAGGACGACATCTATCGATGCCTGATCGGCGTCGCCGGGCTGCTGTGTTTCGAGGGCGCCGGCGCCGCCATCACGCGGGTTACCGTCTGGTATTGGCGCCGGATCGGGATCGGAGGTGGGGGCGGTCCTATGAATTCCACCCAGGTCACGCTGATGATCATCGGGGCGTTCTTCCTGATCATTGGGCGCGTCGGGGTGACCTATTTCCTGACGCAACGAGCGCTTGGGAATTGGCCGTGGATGCTGTCGGTCGCGGCCGTTGTAGTCTCGACGGCATGGTATTGGGGATAGGGACATGACCGCCGAGGTTCATCGCTTGGTCACCAAAAAGGAATTCGAGGACCGCCTATCCAAAGCCGAGGATCTATCGATCGAGAGAATCGGTGCGGCGAAGGAATTGGCGCAAGAAAGATTCGCAGCCGCTCTTGCCGCAGTTGATGTCGCAGGAAAGGCGCTTGAGAAGCGATTCGATAGCGTCAACGAGTTTCGTCAGACTTTGATCGATCAGAATATCACGTTCGTAAAGTCGATCGAATACAACGCCCAATATAAGGCGCTCTCCGACAAGGTCGATCTGCTGGGAAAGACCAATCCCGCGATCCTGATCGGAGGAGTCAGCATCATCGTGGCGATAGTGATCGCGCTTATCTCCGGCGCGATTCAATTGGGCAGCCTCCAAACTCACGTGCAGATCGATTCTATGGATGTCGCTAAACTGAAGGACGACGAAACCAATCGGATTGTGGAGCATGCCGGTGAGAACGTCGAGCGCGGGAATCTCCAGACCAGGCAGTCCATAACTGAAAAGGAAATTGACCAGATCAGGTCCGACGAACGCGACAAGCTTCCGTCGCTGGAGTCCCTGATCGAGAGGATTTCAAAGCTCGAGGTCGAGTTGAAAAATCAATCGCAGAAGTGACATGGCCTCGGTGCAGTGGAAATGCCTCGCGACCGTATCGAAGAACGGGGAGGACATGTTCCTGCTGAAGCCTGATCCGCTGGACGGCGGATCGCATCTGATGGGCCAGATCTCAAAGGCGATCGTTCAATTCGCGATCGGCGAGACCTGGGAGGTCACATTTCGTAAGGTCGAGCCGGAGGCGCCTTGAGCCAGTCGATCCTTCGAATCCACGATCCGCACCGATAGCCGCCGCTCCGGACCTCATTGTCGACGCAGCACAACGCTTTCATCACGTCATCCTCTGGAACCGAGATCGATTTGTTCCAGTTGCCGCAGTTCGAGCAGGATCGATGCCCGATCGGCTCAAGGGCGCTCACTTGCCCAATTTCCCCAACCTATCGCGCATGACCGGCGGCGGATTGCCCATAAGAACCGCCTGCCAAAAAGCAAGCGTGATGCCGATTGGTATCATGATCCATGCGGTGGGGTCGAATATGCTGTTGCGGTTCATTGGTTACCTCTTCAGGCTGTTCGGCGGCAGCCGCTGCAGGATGCTGGAGATATCGTCGAGGTCCATCGGATGGATGGCACGACCCTCAGGCGCAGGGTGCGCTGCGGGCTGCTCCTCGATCGGGGGCGGCTTGGGAAGAACGCCGCCGGCGGCGGCATCGGCTTGGACCACATAAAGCAGCGCCTGCACGATGACCGAGAAACTTGCCCGGAGCCCCTGCGCCTGGCCGTGAAAGTCCAGGGCGCGCCGCTTCTCGTCGTCGGCCTCCTCGACCAGGAACGCGACTTTTTCCCGGAGCTCGCGCTCGAGCGCGTCAACCCGTTCGCTCAGGCGCAGGTTCTCCTGCCGGTCCCGCTCGGCGGCAAGGCGCGCCTCGTCGCGTTCCAGGCGCATCTCCTCCCAACTGGCGGCGAGGTCCTCGGCGGCGCGGAGGATCGGATTGTCGCGGGCGCGGGGAACCGTTCGAATCGATTCCGGATCTGGCATGGAAAGGACGGCTTCGGCCATCTGGCGGTCGCGAAGTCGCTCGACAAAGGGTGGTGCCATGGGGAACTCCTGTTTCGGGATGACGCCCCAGAGGAGGCCGCTGGGCGCGGTTGGTTTTGGGGTAGACGACCGTAGCGGACGGTTCGGAATGACGCGCATGGGCCAGAATGCGGCCCGGCGCGGGTCTATTTGGCGGAAACGTCGTCGTCTAGGATGGGGCCAAGCGCGGAAAGGACCGTCACCGGTATATCGTTCCGGTCCATGTGGAGTTCGCTGGCCTTGATCCGGGCGAGGTCCTGGGTTCCAGGCGCGGGGCTCGCATTGAGGTCGGCGTACTGGCGCTGGAACTCGTCATATTCGGGCGTGCTCGGCTTGATCTCGGTCACCGACTTGTCCGGGGTCCGCTCATTCGCCTTTGCGAGGAGTTCCTTAATGATCGCCTGCCGGGATGCTTCGACCGATCTCGCGACGCCATCAAGGATCGCAATGTCGCTCGCGATTCGGAGCCGCAGGGATGCCGACCCGAAGTCCCACGGGATCATCACCATGTTGTCGATGCCGCCCTGTTTCACGACGATAATGTGGCCGTCCATGTTGCGCAGCGCCGTGGTCATCGCGGCGGCTTGGGCAATCGTGATCTTGCCGGCGCTCTCGGCTTTTGCCGGGATCGGGATGAAAATGAGAACCGCGATAAAGATCAGCATCAGGATTGCCGCGGTAATCGCCGCCGCATAGCCGACGATCACGGACGCACGGTGAATCAATGCTGCGTCGCTCAGGTCAGCGTCCATTAACGAGGATGGCGCGGATTCAGATCGGGTCACGGAAAGCTTCCCTCTGACGGCGTATTTGCTCATGTCCACCACATGCGTTTCGATCGTCATTTCGTTCTCCTAGTGATGCTGCTGAACCCGCAGCGGGTTGGGATAGCCGGGCGGCAAAAATTCTTGCAGGTCCTTCTTGATGTAGTGCCTAACGCCGAGGTCCTGGCAGAGCGCAATCATGTGGATGGTGTAATCGCGCCAGTCTGTAGTTCGCGTGATCTCTTTGAGGTAGTTAGCGCGGCCGATCTTGTAGAGATCAACGAACTGATGCGTCTCCCAAACGATGTTGAGGCTGGCGTCGACATCAAGCGTTGGCTCGAGCGAGACCCACGTGAAGATGCCGGCGTTGTGGAAGGCCTGCAAGGCTTCAATTCGATCCGCCGGCAATGCGGCGTTCGGTTCCCATTTCCGCGAGAAATCATCATCAAGCGTCGTCAGCGTGCAAGCATAGGCATCGCGATCTGGCCGGTAGCATTTCAGGAACGGTAGTGCCCGGGTGCCGCCCTTTGACAGCGTGCAATAGGCGAGACCACCCAGCCGAAGTTTTTCCATTACGACGCCGGTGGTCTCGATCAGACGGCCATGCGGGTGGAACGGATCGCTGCTGAACGTGATGAAGACCTGCTCGGCCGCCGTCCCTGACAGATGCCGGTGGCGGTCGATGTCGCGGTCCAGCCGCCGCTCGTATTCGGGCCCCCGATAGATGGCTCCAGCATTGAATAGTTTGCGATCGATGTGGGTGGCGTTCGGAACATAGCAATATTTGCAGCCATGCCCGCAACCCTTCCACGGATTGGTCGCCAACGGAGCGTATTCGCCGGCATTTCCAGCCGGCCGATAGATCACATCGGCGCCGCGGACAATCGGCTGGTCGTCGAAATATTTGCTCATGATTCTTCCTGTTCTACCTTCTCAAACCGACCATCCAAAAATTCTGGAGCAGGACGAATCCAAAATGCTCCGGTTCTGACGCTTTTGTAGACGATGAAATGGTCATCATCGAACATTGCTTCGAACTCCGGTGCGGCCGAGCACTGCAGGTTCGCACTGGTAGCGATGATCTCGTAAACGATACCGCGTTTGCGATGTCGCCACCGTTCTCCGATTTCGATTCCGTCCATCACGTCCTCTTCCATTTCCGCAATTCGGTTCCTTCGGGGACGCGGTTGCGTCCGCGCGCGAGAGGGTGGATCGGGCTTCCATCGGATGTCGTTCCGATGCAATGCCACGTCGGCGGGATCGGAACGCAGCCATACTCGGTGTCCTGAACGCGCATGCAGACGCCGACCAGGAAGTTCTGCAGGTCGATCGGGTCGGGGCCGAGACCCCAAGCGGCGACGCAGGTAGTTTCCTCGGTGATCAGCCCGGAAATGATCCGCTGATTATGCAGGAAGGCGGACCAACTTCCGCGGTCGATGCCGGTTTCCCACAGTGGCATCCCGAGTGCTTCGTGCGTCTTGTGATCGAACGTGTGCCGCCAAGCGATCATTTCCTTCGGCGTGGACGAAATGAACGGATAGACGTTGACGACCGTCATTGACCCGAAGCCCCATGAATAGCTGAACTGCATCATGCGAAGCGTCGTCGGATCGTCTCGCCTGCCGTCAGCGTCAGACGGGTTGAGCAATCCCCATAGGACATGCGGGCCAGCGCCCCAGGCGCGCGTCATCGACCAGCGGTACGGCCCTTCGATGTCGGCCGAACGAATGATCGGCTCCGACGGTCGAGGATGCTGGCGGGGCTCGACAGCGCCGGCGAATAGCCCGAGCTGCTCGGTCATATCGCCTCCAGCCGCTCGCGGATGAAAATTTCCGTCTGATCAAACACCACCGCGAATGCGCGATGCGAGTGGTGCAGCCGAACCGTCTTCTCCGTCCGGACGAACGTGCATCCATTGTGCTGGATCACGAAACAGATCTCGGGGACCTGGACCTTCCCGACTCGGCGGTCGCGCTCGTCGATCAGGACTGCGGTTCGCGTCGTCATCGCTTTGCCCTCTTCGGGAATGGATGGCTTGGTATCTTCGCCTTACGCCTCGGGCCGCGTTCCAGCCGGGCGAACTTGGTTTTGATCCCGATATCGCTGCCCTTTGTCGTGATTGTTCGCTCGGCGCCCGGGCGTCGCCCGGTGGTCTTCTGCTGGTGTTCATCCTTCGCACGGTAGATCAGATGATCTGCGGAATGAGCGTGCGGCGTGTAGCGCGCGGCGACGTCCCTGATGCGGGAATTGTAGGGCCGCAGGATCAGAGCAGGATCGTGATCAAGAGCATGCGGCGTGACGTTCTCGCCATCCTCGAATATCCGGCTCAGCATCCATTGCAAGCGGCGCGTCGTACTCCAATCCTTCTTGAGAAGAGCATAGATCTCTCCGACAGATGGATTCATCGCAAGGAATTGCCGTTCTGCGACGATTGCGCATATAGCAACAGGCGGCATTGGCGGGCGCTCGCGCTTCATCATTTCTTCCTTCCGCCGGACCTGATTTTCTTCGCCCCTTGCGTCTTAGCAATCTGGGCTCTGAGGTCCGAAGTCGAGGGCTTCTTGCCGCTCTTCTTGGCGTGGCGGTCCTCCCGCATTTGTCTGCGCTGCATCTCCTTCGGACCCGTAACATGCGACATCGGTCTTCTCCTCTTTCCGTTTCGGATTGCAGATATCGCAGCGCTTCGAGCAGTATGGGCACCACGGATCATCCTGATCAACGCAGCACCCGTCGATGCAATCATTCACCCGGCCGACGCCGCCGCAATTCCAGCACTCGCTGTCGTCAAGATCGTCGTCGTATTCGTGCGGGTCGCTCATGATTCGGATTCGACTACTAAGTCGAAACCTCGGGCCGACCTCCAGAACGGGCCAGACAGAGTAACCATTTTGTCGTCGACGATTTGGACGACGACTCCAAGCTTCCATCCTCGCAATTGATCAGAGGCCCAGCAAACCCGATCTCCGATTTTTATTTCCCTTCCGTTGTAATCCTTCATGTCTCCGTCTCCGAGAATCTCTCCAGCGCCTGCCTGATCGTGTGCCAGTTGGCGACCACTACATTCGCGACCGCAATCATCTTGCCTTCGTCGTACCAGCCGTGCGAGGTCTTGGCCGCCTTCATCCGAAACATGACCTTTTCAAGCTCGGTGAGTGCGGCGCTGTTCGGGAGCTTCGACCTTGCCCGCAGATCCGCAGCAATCGCCGTGAGCGCTTCGAACATCTCCGCATTGCCGGCCGGCTCTCCTCGCCTCCGGTGCGCGATGATGACTTGCTCGATCGCCTCGATCTGCTGCGCCAGTGTCGATACGTTCAGGCTCATGCTGATTGCCCCGCGTTCTTCTTCAGTTCCGCCGGCGTGGTCCGCGCCATCGATGCAGCTCGAGCGAGGACTGCATCCTTACTAGCCTGGAACCTGTCCTTATGCATTCTGTTCGGGCCATACATCGCCTGAGACTCTGGCGTGTAGACGATCGCGACCGACCCGTTTATCTTCACAATCGTGGCCTTGTCCTGCACCTTCAGCACGTCTCGTAGCACCCTGGCATCGGCGGCCGTATTGAGTTCGTATCGTGTCTGGGTGCAAAACCCCTCCATGCAGAGACACCACGCGCGAAGATGCTCCACCGAATCGAATTCCTGGGCGTACTCTTCAGCCAAATTTTCGAAGGCCTCGGTCAATGCCGCGAAATAATGGTTGTGCGATGCCAGCGAACGATTCTCGACCAGCATCAGAGGGTATTCTTCGTTGACGACAAACTGCGCAGCGCAAAGCCGATCGAACCGGGGAAGGGGGATCATATGCTGACCGTCCCAAATACAGATGATTGGTCGGAGCTTCGCGCTGCGTGGTTTGCCGGCCGGCATCAGGTCCGTTCCCGCTCTTTCAGCATCGCCTCTGCGACGTCATAGGCCCATTTCGCGGCGCCGGACGGCTTGTCGAACTGGCGGGCCGATCCGGCGAGGACCTGGCCAGCGAACCAGTCACGAAGCCTCATGCCATAGTAGTGATTCGGTCCTCCGCCGGCTTGACCATCTCCGCTCGGAAACGCAGGGCCGCCGTCTCCAATTTGCCGCGGTTGTGGCAGAGGGCCGAAGGATTTTTCCTCGTCCTTATCCGGATTGAACATACCCATTATGATGCTCCCATGCTGCGAAGCTTCTCGACCAGGCGCTTCGTTTCGTGATTGAAGATTTCGATCTGGTTGTGCATCTCCTTGATGTAAGAATCATCTCGATAGACGCGAACCGTGAAGTCAGGCATCCTCGGGTAGAAGATCTTGAAATCCCAGAAATCCTTCTCGAAGACGAGCATGTTTCCCATGACCTGGGCCTTATGCTCCGACGGCATTCTTGCACCGCGTTCAAGGAGTGGAATCATCAGATCAGGTCGCATCGTCTTTGTCTCGAGGCCACCATCGAAACCGACGATTCCATCTGGGCTGGCGCAGCACCGTTTCAAACCAGAGAAATTAATGCCCAGACCAACGCGACGTACCGAGACGCCATGGCGCATCTCATAATCGGCGATCGCTTCTGGCTCCATTTCCTTACCGCGCTCCATGGCGCGTGACTTGAACGTCTCCTCAGCCGGGCGACCGGTGATGATCTCGCCAGCGATCCGATAGAGATATTCGGTTCGCGTCAGAGATTTGTCGCCATCGCGGCCGCTCGCCATCACGATGCCGAAATTTGACGCCGATGGCATGCCAAGGCGCGCCTCGAACCACTCCTGACTCCCTTGGGCCACGTCGACGATTACCAACTGGCTCTTCGGCGCGGCCGGAATGGCGACGGTTGCTTTCTTAGCCATGACGTTCCTTAGCCTGCTTGTTCGCGTGGAAATCTTCGCAGGCCTTCACCGCAGCATCGAAGAGATTCGCGGGGAGGTCTGCGGTCTTCTCGATGCCGTAGTGCTCGTGGAATTTGGCGAGGGAGACGCCGCACCAATTGATCTTTTCCAGCAGCGTTTCCTTTTGCGCAGCCGTGATCGTTGGGACCTCGTCGGGGACCTCAGCCAGGCCGCCGCCCTTGGCGCGCTTCAGATTCTTCTCGCTGCCATCCCGATCGCGATCCTCCATCGCCCGCGTCTGGATATTGAGAAGCCCGATTGTTGTGATGCGCTTGCCGAAAGAGAATGCGCTTGCCCAACCCTGGGCACCGCTCTTGCCTCCTGAGGCGTCGTGAGGCATCGGAAACGTCGTCTCGCGGGTATGACCTCTTTTGTGATCGAGATGCCCGATCACGTTTATCATTCCGGCCAGCCCGGGTTCAGAGGAGAACCAAAGATCAAATCCGAACTCGTCGAGCAGCGGCCCGATGATCTCGTTTATATTTTCGAAGCTGGCGAATCGGAGCGTGGCTTTGCCGGCGCCCTTGTCCTTGAATTCGATTCGACCATCCTTGTTGATGACGGGAAGCTTTCGCTTCAGGGCCAACTTCGCCTCGGTGTAGGCGAGCCTCGCCTGTTCTGCCACGATTTCCTTCTGCATATCGAGGAGCTCGCGCATCGTGGCCGGATTGATGGCCGGATTAGCCGCCGCATCCGCAATGATCGCGAGCACATTCTTTGGCTGCGATCGCATGGCAATTGGATTTTTGCGGCTCGTCTCATCTGTCGCATTCAGGACTCTGACGCGCTCTTTCGTCGGCGTGACGTCTTTCATCTCGGCGGCCATTTCTTTTCCCTTCATCGGCACCGATGGACCGCAGTTCATCGTGCAATACCAACCATCTCGGAATTCGGAACAATCACCGCATCTCGGGCGCTCCATCGCTGGCCCGAATGTCATCGGAGAGACCATCAGAACGGGATCTGATCGCACCAATCGGCGGACGCTTCGAGCGCGACCTTGAGGCGCTTCATAAGATCCGCGATGGGGTCGTATTGGTTCATCGGCTCCCGAACCAGGGTGACCGGAACGCCCGGCAACGTGCCGGCCAGATACGGGTCAAGCCCGCGGTGCTTCTGGCCTACGATTGAATATTGCTTCATGGCTCCTATTCTCCCTTCGTTCGTTCTTCGATTCGGTTCAAAGCGTAGCCGTAAAGCCAACTTGAACCATCGACGTAGAGACGCCGAGATTTGAATGGCCGCCCCTCGCACACTTGGTCGGGATCGTCGCCTGGGATATCGACTTCGAACCGATCACCATTTGGCTTCGCGAACGAGAACCCAAACCATCCTCCGGCCACATCGTCTGCGGCCGATTGGCGAAACACAGTTGCGCGATCGATTTCGAGGTCATCGCAAATCCGATCGCAGATGATCATGGCGTTCGCTTCGGTGGCGCCAGATTTTGCTTCAGTACCTGGGTTGATGATGATTATCATGTCTTTTCTCCTCAAAGGTCGACATCGTCGAAGATTGACCGCGCGCCGCGGTCGTCCAGCATTGTCCCATCGGCGGCGTATTTCGGTGCGCCATTGGGGTATTTCTCAGCGGCCTGCGCTGCGTACATCGCGCGGACTTCTTCGCCATAGTCGGGCGGATCGTCCACGGCGCCATGGGTGTTCCGAGCGAATGCCCCGCAGGTCTGGCGCTCGGTCGTATAGCGGCCCTTCAGGGCGTCGGTTCCGAGGCACATTGCGACGACTTCGCCGGCCTGAACCATCGCGATCATCTCGGACCAATAGCGGCAGCCGCTGCAGTTCCGATCGCCAATCCATCCGGTGCGGACCATCTCAATACACCTTAGACTTAGGCTTCTTGCCGAATCGCGCGCCTGCGATCTGAACCGAGGCATCGTTGCTGTAGCCGACCGATTCGGCGTATTTCCGGAGCGCGGTCTCGATCGCTGCGATCGGCAGGTAGGACCGGAGCTTTTCCAAATCGATCTTGGTCCGATCGGTGACTTCCGCGAACTTCTCGGTCCCCATGGTCGACAGGGTTCCGTCATCGCCGCGAGCTCGCATGATGTCGGCTGGCCGCGCCAGTGTTGCTACATAGGCTTCCTCGGCGGCGGCAGTTGCGACGGCCTCATCGACCCGCGCAGCGCTGGCCTCATCCGCCTTCTGCTCCGCAATCTCAGCCTTCGCCGCTGTGGTCTCCGGCTTCCTTGCGCGCTCGGCGGCCAATCTGGCTTCCTCGGCCTCCCGCTCGAGCCGGAGGCGCTCTTGCTCGGCGGCATAGGCGATCCTGGCGGCCTCAGCGGCTTCCTTGCGGCGTCGCTCCTGCTCCTCGGCGAGTTTGCGGACATCATAGGCAGTCAGGATCGATCCCAGTCGGTCGGCCGCACCATCCTTCGCTTTCTTGTCCCGCTTCAGGAGCTTGTCCTCGGCGCCGAAGAAAAACTGGTCGACGGCCTGGCCGCGGCGGAAGTGGGGAGCCTTCTCGATTTCGTGCAGGCCATTGATTCGCTTGGCCTCATCGCGGATGCGCTTGATTAGGCTGGTGACCTTGCCCTTGTCGTCGTCGTCGGTAACGACTTCGAACTTGGCAGCCTCGGAAAGCAATTCCTCGACCGATTTGCCGATGTACGCATAGTCGAGTTGCAGGCGGGCGGTTTCCGTCCCGGCCCAATCGATTGATTGGACGTTGTCGCCGATCCCGGCGCGTGGGTTTAGATCAGACATCAGAGATTCCTTCTGGGTTGGTTGCGATCGGATCCGATTCGTCAGATCGGCATGTCATCGTCGCCGATCGAAGCGGCATCGACGGCGGGCGGGGACGGCGGCAGGACAGCGACGATCTTGCCGTCGTCGGGATAGTATGGATTCCCGGCGCCGGTGATCGTGTCTCCGATCTTCACTTCACCCGAGATGGGGGTGACGGTGAGCGCGTCCGGCGCGGGCTCGACGTATGCTTCAAGCTCGTTCGCCTCGATGGTCCATCGCTGGTTCTCGGTGTCGCGGACCCAAACTTCGTGGCCGTCGATCGCGAGCACTTCGGCGGGGCCTTCGAACAGGGAGGGATAGGAAATGGTATCGCCGATCCGCCAATTACGAAGATGCAGCGCGTGGATGCTACTCAGACCGAGGACTGCGGTCTTGTGCTCGGCGCCGACAAGTCGGATGTGCACATCGCTTTCGCCATCATCACAATCGTATGAGACTTTGACTCGGATCAGCAGTTCGTCGTCCTGACGTGGAAGGTAGCCTTCAGGGAGTGGCATCGGAGTTGTCCTTTGGTTGGTGGTGGATGATGGCATCGAGTCGGCCGATGAGCTCGGTCGGCGTCGCGCCGTTGAGTTCGCAAAGAATTGGCCGGATGTCGATCAACAGAGCCGTTCCGGCACCGCGCCGTTTCAAATCGCGGTAACGAATCTTCTCCGCCGCCGAGCGGTGCCCGACATCGCGATTGCAAGGCTCGCAAGCGAGAAATAGATTTCCAAGATGATCCGGACCGCCAGCGGTGATCGGAACGAGATGTTCCTTCGTCGGTTTGACATCATCCGAGAAATCGACCGCGCAATAGAAGCAGCGCGGCCCGTCACGATCCAGTAGCGTCAGTGTGACCACTGAAGCGCGAGCGGCAAAACGATCACGGCGCGCGCGTGGAGCGAAGCGATAATGGCCACCGGCCTCGAAAGCATCCCATGCCGCACGGGCTTCGCCGGTGAATGTGATATTGCCGGCCTTGCTCACATAGATGATTGATGTGCGTCCCTCTCCGCGGAATCGGACGGCTTCCCACTCATTGGTCGGGGCCATCAGTTCCGCACCGCGCGCGACGATCCATTCCTTGAACTTGGCGAATCGATCCTTTTTGGCGGTCGTCATGGGATCCTCAGATCAGGCCGACGATATGGTGGATTTTCGATTCGGTGGCGAGATCTTCCGGCTTGTCGCCGCCGAGCGATTTGAAGTCCGGATCGCTCAATCGGATCATCGCCGCGCATGCAGCCCAATGGCTGCTGAAAGTCCCAAGCACGCGTCTCGGTGTCACGCTATCGTCGGCCATCAGTTGGTTGCAATATACATACGGCATCAGATCAGGCCGACGTACATCGCGCCGCAAACGGCGAGGGCCGTGACGGTGGCGCCGAGCGCCAAAAAGTAAAGGGCCGCGCGGAAGCAAAACTTCTGCACGGCCTCTAAATTATTCAAAATATTGCTGTCCATCTCAATCGCCCCTTTCCCGGGTTACGTTGCCCGATCAATCTAGGGATAATTCTCCCTTGTGTCCACAACAATTTTGAAATTTCCGGGTTGTCGATTTGTTCCACGGGTGCTAGACGGTCGGCCATGTCAGAACAAACAATGCGCCAAAATCTATTCGTGATCGCCCAGGCCTACGCCGAGGCGACCGGGCTTTCGATGGTGACCGTGGGAAAGAAAATCCATGGAAATGGGGACTTTTTCGGCGAGTTTCTCAACGGCGATATCTCGTGCGGCGTCAATACGTACTACCAGTTGGTGAATCGGTTCCGGGCCAGATGGCCGAAAGGCGCGCCTTGGCCCCAGACGTCCCCCATCGGAAGGTTGGGGAAAAAAATCGACGCAGGCTTCGTGGACGACAAGCGCTCCTAGCGCCCGATTCGCGAATCCGATAGGGATTGCGAATCATGGAAAATCTGATGGAAGACCCCCAAGACACCGTCTGGATCAGCATCCCGTTGGACCCACTGACGGCCGCACGCCTGCGTAACCTGTCTGACGTTTGCCATGCGGACCCGATCGGCGTAGCAGCGCCCCTTCTTCACGACGTGCTCGCTGAAGACGATGAGGCGCACCGCCCCTCCGGAGCCGAGGCCGGCACCGTCACATTCAACTGAACCCCAACCCTGAGGAGACGACATGGCGAGATCACCGGCAACTGGAGAAGGAAGCGTAACCGAGGCCACGACGCTGATATTCCCGAAGAAATCGGCATGGGAAGAGGCGGCCGAGGCGAAGCGAACGGCAAAGAAGCGGGCATCTTCGGCGAATGGAACCTTTTCCAAGGTGCTGGCCCGTTTGGTCGAGGAAGAACACGTCGACCGCCGCGCGATGCGGATCGTCCTGGCTCTCGACGCGATCGAGGACGACCTCGACCTGCATGTCACGGTTTACCACCTCATCGACGGCCTCAAGAAGCTCGGCGTCCTCAAGCGCGCCCAGGCGCAGGAGGAGATGTTCGACAACGACAAGATCGACACGGCGACGGCCGATTCGGTCAAGCCGCCGCGCAAGGGCCGCAAGGGAAAGGGCGCGACCGGTGACGATATCAGCGCGGCCGAGGGCGGCAACGTCACCCAGATCGGCGCCGCCGCCCGCAAGGTTGCCGAGGCCGCTGGCGGACCTATCTGAGCCGTGGACGCGCAGCCGACCCTCCCGACGCTCGAATGGCCGGCCCTCGTGGCCGGTCCTGATGTCTTCCTGTGCTTTGAACTAGAGGGCCCGCCGGCGCACAAGGCGCGGCACCGGGCCCGGCTGGTGATCCCGCGGGAGGTCTGGGTTCACACGGCGCGGAGTTCCTTCATCCCCAAAGAGAACGTCAAGAAGCTCTTCATCCAGCAATACCCCGATCCGACTACCGAGAAAGCCGAGAAAGTCCTCGCCGAGGCTGCAGCGCTGTTCATGCGCGGGCGCGCGCCGACCGAGAACCCGGTGGCGCTGTTGGTCCACGCGTTCAAACCGATTCCCGAAAGTTGGTCCAAGACCGATAAAGCCAAGGCGCGTGCCGGCGCGATCTTGCCGACGTCAAAACCCGATGGCGACAATTTTCTGAAGTTGGTTCAAGATTCCTTGAATCAAATCGTCTGGCGGGATGACAGCCAGGTCGTCGACGCGCGGGTGATCAAGCGCTATGACCCGACGCCTGCCATGCGCATCGAGGTTCGGGAGTTCCTGCCGCCATGTCCACCGCCTATCTGACGCAAGTCCTAGTCACGATCTCCAGAGGATGCCGACCCAACAGCCCGGTGGCGGGTCGGGACTGGGCGAGCGTCAAGCCGTGCGGCGATCGTATCCCGGCTTTCGATGCCGCGTTGGCGGCGCTGGCGCGGGCCGGGCTGATCCACCGGCGCGGCTGGCTCGTGAAGCCATCGCCGCTCGGATACGAACTGATCGAGCGCTGGCGGACCGCGGAGGCCGCTCGGCGCCGCCGGCTGCCGCTTTGGGCTCCGGTGCGCCGTGATCCAGAGAGCGCATTCGCCGGCATCGGGGATAAATATTCATAAAATTTTGCATTGGCCTCTTGACGGAATGGTCCATTTGGCCCTATGTTGCATTTGTCGACAGGGCAATGGTGCCCGCCAGAGATGGAGACGACAGATGGCCAAGTTCCGAAACCTCGAAATCACCAAATCATACGACATCATCGACGGTCAGACCGGAAACTGGAAAACCCAAGGCATCCAGGGCTGCGATGCGATGGCATCAGACCAAGCCTGGCACGACGGCGACGAAGCGTGGCCCGCCAATACCACTGAATTCGACGGCAAGCCGGTTGAGGTCGCCCACTAGAGCTTGGCCGTGGAGGATGTTCATGCGTCCTCCCAGCGCCAAACCCGTCCGTGCAGTGCGCGGGTCCAAGAAAGACTGCACATAATTTTCAATGGATATTTCGACATGACCCCCTCTGAGCTCAAATCCATCCGCCGCAGCCTAGGCCTCTCCGCAGAGGCCTTTGCCCGGCTCGTCCGCGTCGCGAGCGGGCGTGCGGTGCGGCGCTGGGAAGCCGGCGATCGGGATATCCCCGGCCCAGTCGAGGTGATTGCGGAGGGACTTCGCGACAGCAGTTTGCTGCGGGCGCATTTCGGCGTCTCCATCATCTCGGAATAGGATATGATCGAACTTCAGCACGATGGCATTTCGCGCCCGCTGGCGAATCCAAAACTCAGGGTTTTGAGCCTCGGCGCCGGCGTCCAGTCCACCACTATTGCATTGATGGCCGCGCGCGGGGAAATTCCAGCGCCAGATTGTGCGATCTTCGCCGATACCGGTGATGAGCCGAGAGCGGTCTACGAGCATCTGGCATGGCTGGCATCGCCGGGGGTTCTTCCCTTTCCAATTCACGTAGTAAGGCCAACGCGCACTCTCAAGGCGGCATTGGTTGCGGGTGATGAAGACGGCGCTCGTATCCCATGGTTCGTCGGCGCTGGCGGTATGGGCGGTCGGAACTGCACTCGAAACTGGAAAATCCGCCCGATTAGGCGGATGATTCGCGAATTGTTGGGCGTTGGTCCGCGCGGCTATATTGCTCCCGATACGGTCGAAAGTTGGATCGGCATCTCGACCGACGAAATCGAGCGGATCAAACCTAGCGGATGCCGCTTCATCCACAATCGCCACATTCTCATCGAAGCGAGGATGAGCCGCCAAGGCTGTTATAGTTGGCTTGAAAAGCGCCAATATCGGCGCCCGCCGAAATCCCGCTGCAAATACTGCCCGTTCCAAGGCAATGAGGGATGGCGCGATCTGCGGGACAGCCCGGAAGAGTGGTCCGAAACCCTTGAACTCGACGGATGGCTCCGCTTGCCTGCTCAGGTCGCACGCTTCCATGGCGAGGTTTTTCTGCATCATAGCCGCATCCCGCTCGCCCATGCTGACCTTATGGCAAAGAGCGGCGAGAATGATCTGTTCGGAAATGAGTGCGAAGGGCATTGCGGGGTCTGAACATGGCGACCAAGGGCAAGACACTGGTAAAAGCGCACAGATGGGCGCGCGAGTCGAATGAGCATTACGTCGAGCCTTTTTGGTGCAGCGAGAGGTTGTTTGAGGAAGAGAATTTTTCGCCGAGGGTCTGGGATCCGTGCTGCGGATTCGGGCGCATCCCGATCGCGGCTGCTCGCGCTGGCCTGGATGTGATTGGCACGGATATCGCCGATCGAGGATTCCACATGCTGGCTTGCAAACAGGATTTCCTGACAACTCAGCGTGTGCTCGCGGGCCATATCGTCTGCAACCCTCCGTTCAATATCGCGAGTCGATTCGCCCTTCATGCGCTGTCCCTGGACCGCGTCGAGAAAGTAGCGATGATCTTCCCCACCGCGCGCCTCAATGGCGCTCACTGGCTGCGCGGAACTCCGCTGATTCGGGTCTGGCTGATGACGCCGCGGCCGAGCATGCCGCCCGGTCACACGATTGCCTCTGGCTTGAAACCTGGAGGCGGCAAGATGGACTTTTGCTGGCTGGTATGGGAGCGCGGATATGACGGCGCCGCACCTGAACTTTGTTGGCTGCGTCGCGATGGCAAAGGAGGAAACGATGGATCCGATTGAAGTGGTTACCCTGGCGCGGTTCAATCTGCGTGTCTGCCAACAATCCCTATTGCTGATTCGCGGCGCGCCCGCTGCGCCTGGAAGCATGCGGTGCAGCTTCACGGATGAGGTGATTCGGGGCATAGAAGGCCGCCTTTGCCGCGCCCTCGACCTCCTGTGGGCCGCCCAGGAAGCGGCCGGGCTCAACTGATGCCGCGTGATCTCCGCAAGAAAGAGGTCGACCGCCGCGCCAAGGCCCGCCGGCAGTACGCGCTCGAGCGGAACGAGCTCCGCGAGGCAACGGCCCCGCGCCAGCCCGCCGCTGGCGCCACGTCGTTTGCGGTGAAGGTGGCCGACCCGGAGGACCGGGCCGCGATTGACGCGTTCCTGGAGGCTCGGAAGGGCTCCTGACAGCCATTGACTTCGGAACCGAGTCGGACGTACAAAATGCAACGACCCGCCGGGGCAAAGGGCGGGCCGTTCAAACTAAACCGATGGTTCTTCGCGGGAGCATCGGATAGGCACAAGATGTAGGGCGAACGCCGCCCGCCGTCAACCTCCTGTCCCACATTTCCGCAAAATTCATCGGTCCTTCACAAAGGGATTCCGATGCCCGAAGACGACTGGGAAGACGACGGCCTGGATGCCGATGGCTACCCAATTCCAAGGGATACCCGGCTTCGATATCGTCGTGGTTGCGAGGAGGACGCCGGCGACTGGAGGCCGACAAGACTCTCCGAAATTGCCTCAAAAATCCTCCGCAAGATCCACCTGTTTTCTGTCGATCTGTCCCGGGACAAGCGGGACAAATGACGGAAACGCCCACCCCGATCTGCGACCTGGTCGAAAGGATGATGTCCCAGAATGTCCCATGGGACATCGTCATTGAGACAGCTCGCACCGTCGAGGCGGCGATGGGAACCTCTACTAGATCTAGGGGATCGGATGCTGATTTTCGCGAGAGGGAGCGTTTGCGAAAGGCTGATTACCGTCTCCGAATGTCCCAGAAATCGACGGGACATGTCCCGGGACACGTAGTGAACGCTATACCTTCCTTAGATAGTAGTAAGATTCAGGATTCTAACAAGAAAGAAAGAAGAGCTAAATCTGATGTCCCGGGACAAAGTGGGACAAAACGCGGGACATCGTTGGCGGAAGATTGGGTAGTCCTGGAGGCCGATTATCTCTACGGCGAAAAGCTCGGGATCACCCGGCAGCAAGTCAATGGATGCGCAGAAGACATGCGGCTCTGGGCCAGGGGAAACGCCAACCGAGCGGTGGCACGTAAGGCGGACTGGAGATCGACATTCTACGGCTGGATGCGCCGAGAAGCTCCGAAGTTGAATCGACAGGGAGGAATATCGAATGGGAACGGAACTCACGGTAGTCGAGCCGATTCGTCCGCCGGACGCGCGACAGCCCGCGAAGCTCACCACGTTGCCACCATGGGTGCAGCAGCGTTGCGATTCCTTGAAACGCGCAAGTCAACCGGACAAGCAGGGGATCTATCGGGAGGTGCCGATTATGCCGAAGGGTTTGATTTTGGATCTCAACCAAAAGCATCTCGTTGAGCAGCATGTGGCCGCATTGGACGATGTGCTGAAGATGACGCCGGCGGAAGACACTACGCATGGGGTCTCAACGCTCACGACCGTGACGAAGATGACGATGGCCCTTCCGAGCAAAGAGGCCGGCGATATGGCCGGCGACGCCAAAGGGGAGGCCTACATGGCCGCGCTTGAGGACGTGCCGAGTTGGGCCGTCCAGGAGGCAATGCGGCGTTGGTACCGCGGCGAGTGCGGTGAGAAGTACGATTATGTTTGGCAGCCAGGCCCATCCACGTTGCGCACGATCTCGATGACGGAAACCTATCGGGTCATGGCCGTGCGACGCAAACTCAACGAACTCTTGCTCGCCGAACCGATCCGGGAATTCACGCCGGAGCAGGAAGCAGCGATGCGAAAGAAGATCGCAGAATATCAGAATCGCTCTGCGGTCGCGCTGCTGGCCGCTACGGTCGAGGAGCAGCGATGACTGTCAAGATCATCATCGGCGACGCGCTCGAGCAGTTGAAACTCCTGCCGGCCCAGAGCGTGAATTGCGTCGTAACGTCGCCGCCCTATTGGGGGCTCCGAGATTACGAGGTCGAAGGTCAGATCGGGCAGGAAGAAAACTTCGAGGATTGGCTGCTAGTCATGGTCGAAGTGTTCAACGAGGTGAAGCGGGTGCTGCGAAACGATGGCGTAGCTTGGGTTAACCTCGGTGATTGCTATGCCAACGATGGCAAGGGGGGCGGCGCCATCGGGGGCAAACACACGAGATATCTGCATGGCGGCGAGACGCGCATCGGCCGAGAGAAGCGGAAGACTGGCCTGAAACCAAAGGACTTGGTTGGCATGCCCTGGCGATTCGCCTTCGCTGCGCGTGATGCCGGTTGGTGGTTGCGGCGGGATGTCGTTTGGTACAAGCTCAACCCGCTACCGGAGAACGTCAAGGACAGACCAACCTGTACGCACGAATTTCTCTTCATGCTTACCAAGTCCGAGCAATATTTTTACGATGCAGCGGCGATCGCCGAGGACTGCAGTCCCAATACCCATTCACGCGGCACGGGAAATTCGCCGAAAGCGACGCGACCAGGAAGCGGTAACCGACACAACCGTAGCTTCCAGGCCAGCACCCTTGGGCCTGTCACAAAACGCAACAAGCGCACGGTATGGACCACAGTCACAGATCCCTATCCCGAGGCACACTTTGCGACATTCCCGCCGGCACTGATTACGCCATGCATCCTTGCAGGATGCCCGGTCGGTGGCATCGTCCTCGACCCGTTCGGAGGTAGCGGCACAGTGGGCATGGTCGCCGCGCGCGAGGGCCGCAACGCGATCCTCATCGAACTCAATCCCTCCTACGCCGCCATGGCCCGCCGCCGCGTCGACGACGACAGCCCTCTATTCGCGAGGGCCGCAGAATGAGATCCTTCAACGAGCCCTGGGAACCGGAGGACATCTTCGACCGCCATGAGGCCGCAGAGCGCCGCGCGTATCTGGACCGGCTGAAGGAGCGGAATGCAGCGACCGCCGCACAGGAGGCTGCCGCTGAGGCGGCGCGGCATGAATCCGCGCGGCAGTTCACTCTTGAGACCACGAAGCGGGCGATCCGGCGCGATTACGAACAGGCCGGAGTCGAACCGCTGCAGGTTGATGCGAATGGCGTCCCGACGGTATCGCTCCCGCTGCTGCTGTCGATGGGGTGGACCGTGGTCGATTTCAACGGCGAGCGGCAGCTCGTGCGGCCGAATCATGAAAGACCATCACTCAGAGGGGATGAATGAAAATGGCCATGTTCAAGGAAATCAAAGTGATCACGTTATGGCAGCCCTGGGCAAGCCTGATCATGATCGGCGCGAAGCCGTGGGAATTTCGAAGTTGGAACTATGCTACACGCGGCGTCGGTGTGCGCGTTGGCGACACGATCGGAATTCATGCCGGCGCGCGACCAACCAAGCCGGCGGAAGTTCGAGACCTTCTGGCCCGCTTGGATGACGAGGATGGATCAACCGGATTGGTCCCGGATCTGGCGCGGCCGCTTCTTGACCGCCTGATGTCAGCGCACAAGTGCATGGGCATAATCGAGCACTCCGCGCTGCTCGGAACGGCGACGATCGGAAAGCCGACTCTGAGTTGCGAACTAAAACCAGAATGGGCAGCCCTGATCAACGACAGCGATCGGCTGGAGCATTGCAATTGGGCGTGGCCGATGTCGGATATTCGACGATTCGATGAACCGATCAAAATCAACGGCCATCAGGGATTTTGGAATTTCTCGATGCCAACTGAGCTTTGGGAACATCAGGCTGGAATTGATCACGTGCGTCGCCGCGCGACAGCTTGAGATGCTTCAAAACCTCAAGCGGATGCTGCTGCTTGAGGATGCCAGCGCGGATCAGCGCATCGGCGTAATCGCCCAAAACCACGCCGAGCATGGCCCGGCCGCGCTCGGTGAGGACCGTGGTCCTGGGCCTCACAGCTCCGGTGGGCGAGCCCCGGAGGTAGCCTTGGCCGATGAGCGCGTTCCTGGATTGGACCTTGTGCGGGTCGCAGACGGCGACGTCGACCTCTCCATCGATGTGTCCAATCAGCATGTTGCGTTGGCAAGCGGTGAGTTTCCGGAGTTCGTTTTCGCTGATCGGGGCCATCGCCATGGGTGGATCTCCTGGGTTCCACCAAGATTTATCTACCGATTTGCGTATTTGTCCATAGCCAGCGGTGATAATTGTCGCTAAAACTTGATTCCGCAACGAGGAGATAGCCATGATCCGAATCGTCATCCAGACCCAGAATTGCAATGCAGCGGCTCATGTCGCAGGCGCTGCGGCCGTACAGGAATTCGCGACGTTCGACGTCTCTGCTCCCGAGGTGGAGCAGTTCATGGCGAAATCGTCGAACACCTACGAGACGAAGCAGTTCGTCGGCGTCGAGCTGCTGCCCAATGGTGGCCCTCATCCCGAACCGCAGGCGCTGGCCGACCGGCTGGAACGCTGTGTCCGTCTCGGGTTCGTGTCGCGGCGCGTCGACGACAAGGATGCGTTTGACGTCGACGACCTGCTGGAGGTTTCGGAGGTCGCCCAGATCGTGTCCGCGCTGCGTTTCAGCACGACTTTCGCTAGGCGAGAGGAAGCGCCGCTGCGGCCGGATCGCGCAAAGATGGCGATCGCCATCGCTCGAAATATGGGAATCGGGATTCCTGTCGAGGATGACGAAAGGTTCTGGTCGACTGTGACCATCGTCGACAAGGCTCACGCTTTCGCCATCTACGATCTGATGGTCGACCCGTCCCGGTGGCCGGCATGAACGTCTGGGTCATCACGAGTCTGATCAGCAACGGGATCGTCGGCGCGTTGCTGGTCAGGATCTCCTCACTGAAGTCCGAGAACCGGCGCCTCCGGCAGGAAATCGCCGCGCTTGAGGCGTTCGATTATTCTCAGACTGACAGAGCTCACGCCCTGAGATCGGTGCTTGATGACGATGATCCTGACGTGCGGAGGATATATTGATGGCACAGCGAACGCCGGGACCGTGGGCCCACGGAAGGACGGGACCAGAACAGGTCATGATCATCGGAGGTCCTTCGGATCACTATGTATGTGCCGTTCAAATCCGACAGATCGGCGGCGGCTTTATTTCTGAGGCGATGGAGCCGGAACGTCGCGCCAACGCCGACTTCATCGTCAAGGCCTGCAACGCGCACGACGAACTCGTGAAGGCGTTGGAGGATCTGCTGAGATGCGGAAACGCCATCATCGGAGCTTCGACCGATGATCCAGAGGCGGAAGAGGCATTCAAAATGTACGATACGGCGAGAAATCTCGCGCGCACCGCCCTCGTTGATTCCAGCGGATCCGAGCTTGCATCCGGGGACAATCCACCCCTAAAGTAGGATCTGAACCACAGCGACGCCGAGCGCCCAAGAGCAAGCGGCAGTAGCGGCGATCACGAGAATAAGGCGTTGCGCGAACATGAGACGGATTCCCAAGGTTTTAGCGTTTGTCGGGTTGGTCGTTGCGCTCTACTGGCTGCGCATCGTCATCGACGTTGAACCGGCTTGCCGGCATGCGCAGATGATTCGAAGTTGGTGGTGGTGCGGTTAACTTAGGCGGCAAAGATTGAGGAGAGGTTAAAATGGGTGAGATTGCCAAAGCATTTTCTGATGCTGTTTTTGCAGCATTTGATCCGGTCGAGCGGGCTCCAAAAGACAGCCATGCTGCAGATTACGAGAGGGCGCTTGTGCGCGCGCTCGGCGATGCGATCGAGGCCATCCTCAAGGCTGACGGGCCAGGCCGCCATTTCCACTTCCACCCGCCGGAAGGATCAATCCTGGCTGCTGAGGGCGAATCAGTTCTGATCGAACCGATCGAATCTGCCTCCGCACGGCTCGCGGCCGGCGTTTCAGTCCAGACTGTCGCAGCGGGCACGGTGAATACCGAAGGCGAGACGGTCCTATCGATGCTGATGCTGACCGGTGAGTTGGGCGGCAAGAGCAAGGACGAAACTTGCAGCGCATATCTGCGGCGCCTGCTGGATTTCGTCGCCTCTTTTGATCCGGGGCAGATCGCGCGCCAGGAATGGGTCATGGAGAGAACCTTAGGCGCCGATGGGACGGTTACACCGCAGAAGCCGCTCGACCTTGCAGACCTCGGATAACAGGACGATTTTCAACACAACCATCTGATATCATTTACCGATCAGGTACAAATAATGGCACGCCGCAGCAAAAGACAGGTCAACCCCCTCACCAAACGAGAGGCCGTAGTTGCTCAATCCGGTGTCACCCCACTGGAATACATGCTCCGAATCATGCGCGACCCCCGCGCCTCCAAGGAGCGCCGCGACGACATGGCCAAGGCCGCGGCCAGGTTCGTCCACCCGATTCTAGGCGCGATAGCCAGCATCCAGGCCCCGCAGGTCATGCCGGACCAGCAGAAGACCATCCAGCACGAGGGCAACGTGGTCCAGATCGACGACCCGGTGGCGGCGGCCCGGCTGTATCAGCGGATGATCAAGCAGGTCAGATAGCTGTAGACACTACGCGCCGGGATGTAGTATCTACGCATGATGACCCGCTCCGAACTTCACCAACTTGGCAGTCGACTTCGAACCCTCGGTTCGACCCGCGGCGATTGGCTGACCTATATCGATGGTACGCTTCCGCTGCTGACGGCGGCTCAGGTCTCAACCGCGCCGAAGCATGAATGCCCGGTCTGTGTCGAGCGGAGACGTCAGAAAGCCAAAGCTCAGAAGAATTGGCGCCGCAAGAAGGAACGGTCCTGATGGAACTCTACGTGACCGGCGAGCGCATCGCTGCTGGCTCTCCGGTGGTCGTCAGCATCATCGACGGAAAGGCCTATGCGGTGAACAAGGGCGTTGCCGGTCATTACCTCGGGACAGCCATCGAAGAATTGCGCGAAGGTTTCCGGGTCGTCGAGCGCAACGGCGAAGTGCGAGAGGATGATGCGTGATGCATGTGTGCTTTACGATCACGATGTTCGATATCGGGCTGTTTGATGCGATTGGATCGACTTGAGCTTATGGGCCTCTGCAAGATCCAATGCGTGGCCCAGAGCGTCTTTGCGGTGCCGATATGAAGCGTCCGCGCGACGACATACTGACCAAGCCGAGGCGCCAAAGCTATTGCGATGACTGGAGTTGCCCAGCCGCGCGATCCTGCGCGAATCACTTCGGGAGATCATTAGCATATGCTCGAATGAGCTTTCATCATCCCAAGACCGAGCATGGCTCTGGCACGCCGTACGATCGGCACGCGAGCGAGGACCGGCAATCATGTTCCGCCTACCGGTTCGATAGACAAAAGGAATGGCTCAAAATCGAGCCGTGGCAGACCTCGCATCGCGAGCCTGGGCTCCCCCAATGAAGAAGCCAGCCGATCGCCCCGAGATCCCAATCCCAAAGCAGCGGCGCCCTTCTCCGCAGCACGCCGGCGATATCCCGAAGCTCTGCTCGAACTGCCAGCACTTCCGGCCGAGCAAGAGCAGCCGATACCGCGGTGACTGCCGCAACGGAATCTCGGGGCGTCTGACCACAGATGCCGGCGAGAAGTGCGAATACGGATTTTACCCGTCGGTTGAGCGGTTCCCGCTCAAGGCGGGACCGGGAGGTATCAGGTGATTGCGTATGCGGCGTATACGACGAATCGCAGAAGCTTGGCCGCATTGCGCGGTGCGGACTGGCGCGTTCTCCTGTCGCCCGCCACGGGCTTGAAGAACTACGGTCTTGAGTATGCCCTGGATAACGGCGCATGGAGCGCGCACATCGCCAGCATGCCGTTTCCGGCGGAGCCTTTCATGGAGGCTGTCGCCAAAATCGGAGCCAATGCACATTTCGTCGTAGTGCCGGACATCGTCGCCGGCGGCCTCCAAAGCCTCGAGTTGTCGCGAAAGTGGCTACCGTGGGTACTGGAGCGCAGCATGGTGGCGCTAATCGCGGTTCAGGACGGAATGGTTCCGAGCGATGTGATGCATCGACTGGGCAAGCGTTGCGGTATCTTCGTCGGAGGTACCACCGAGTGGAAGGAATCGACCATGGCAATGTGGGGCGCGCTGGCTCGGGAGTGCGGTGCCATATGCCATGTCGGCCGCGTCAATACGCAACGGCGCGTCTTTCTATGTGCGCACGCTGGAGTTACCAGTTTTGACGGATCATCGGTAAGTCGATTTGCGAAGACGCTGCCGAATCTGAATAACGCGAGGAAGCAAATTGACCTGTTCGCGAAATAAGCACGGTTACCGCGGAGTCCGCATGCGAACTGATCACCGCAAAAAGCCATTCTATGCTCGCATTCGACTTTCCGAGGAGCGGTTTGTTGATAGCACGCATTATGCGACGGCCGCCGAAGCTGCTGCCGCCTTCGACAGAATGATCAAGGCCTTTCGCCCGCTGCGCGCCGGGCCCGGAGGTATCCGATGAATATCGCCTACGTCTTGATCCTGATCTATTCGCCTGTCAGCCCTTATTTCCACGGGTTAGATTTTGAGCAAAAGCAAGATCGGGCGGCTTGTCTCGCTGAGGCTTCCGCTCGTATCGGAGAAGAACTTCGCACAGGAATTGCTTGGGAAAGGGAAATGATGGGTCCAGTCCCGAAGGTCATTGCGGCCTTTTGCGCTGAGGGCATCGCTCCGTGAGCGACCGAATCGGCTGCTGCATCCCTTTCTGCCGGCATACCCGCAGGAACCCGGGCCGAGATGGCATCTACGCCAGCGAATGGCTGTGCCGCGATCATTGGATCATGCTGCCCAAGGCCCGCAGGCGGGTCTACGGGCGCGTCAAGAAGGCCTACCGCCGCTTCCACCATGAGACTGACTTCGCGCGCGCCTGTCGCATCTGGGACCGCCTGAAGCGCCAAGCAACCGAGATCGCGGCGGGGATCTGATGACGAAGCCGTTTGTCAGGTCCCGCCGGCAGAACGGCAAGCTCTGCACCTATTGCGCGCGGCCGATGAGCACCGATGTGCCGCTGCTCTATCCAACCAGGGATCACGTCGAGCCGAGATCCAAGGGCGGCCGCATCCTCGTCTGGGCATGCGCCACGTGCAACCACGTCAAGCGGGACATGACCGAAGAGCAATGGGCGGTCTACCGATTTGAGCATGATTATTGGTGGAGACCAGGCCGGCGCCGAGTGCCTACGAATTGGAGGCCGCACCATCATCGCGAAAATGCCGGCTGCCCAAAGTCTTTCGCTGCCGAGGAATCCAAGTGAACATCCCCAAGATCGAGTACCAGACCGAGAGCCTCCCGGTTCTGGCGATGAACTGGAAGCAGCCGGAATATGCGGCGATCTTCCGGGCGCGGCTTGAGAACCTCGAGAAGCTCCGCGAGCATCCAGAGCGATTACCAGAGCTCAAGACCTATTACGCGGCGCACCCGGCCGACTTCATCAACGACTGGGGGGTGACGCACGACCCCCGCAACGCCGACATCGGTCTGCCGACGCTGATCCCGTTCATCTTGTTCCCGCGGCAACGCGAGTGGATCGACTGGGTAATCGATCGGTGGAAGAACCGCCGGCCTGGCCTGTGTGAGAAATCGCGCGACATGGGTGTGTCGTGGCTGGCGCTCTCGCTATCCTGCACGCTGTGTCTGTTCAACGATGGCGTGGCGATCGGATTCGGGTCGCGTAAGACTGAATACGTGGACAAGATCGGTACCTACAAACCGCTATTGCCCAAGGGCAGGATGTTCATGGAGCATCTGCCAGAGGAGTTCCGCGGGGGGTTCATCCCCTGGCGTGATGCGCCGTACATGCGCATCACGTTCCCCGAGACCGGCTCCATCATCGCTGGCGAAGGCGGTGACGACATCGGCCGCGGCGATCGGACTACGCTGTATTTCTTCGATGAGGAAGCTCACCACCCGCGCCAGGAGCTCGTAGCAGCCGCGCTATCGCAGACGACCAATTGCCAGATTGGTATGAGTTCGGTCCGCGGGATGAACAATCTGTTCGCGCAAAAGCGGTGGGGCGGCAAGATCGACGTCTTCATCTTCGACTGGAGGGAGGACCCGAGAAAGGACGAAGCCTGGTATGAGCGCCAGTGCGAGGACCTGGATCCGGTCATTGTCGCCCAGGAGATCGACCGGGATTATTCGGCCTCGATCCATGGTGTGGTCATCCCAGGCCTATGGGTGCGCGCGGCGATCGATGCCAAGAAAAAGCTCGGCATCGCGCCGTCGGGCAAGAAGGGCGTTGCGTTCGACGTCGCCGACGAGGGGGACGACAAGAACGCGATCGCGCGATGCGAGGGGACCGAGGTCGTCGAGACCGATGAGTGGAGTGGCAAGGGCGGCGACATCTTCTCGTCGACGGAATATGTCTTCGATGTCTGCGATGAGAACGGCTACACCGAGTTCCGGTACGATGCCGACGGCATGGGCGCAGATGTCCGGGGCGATGCCCGGGTGATCAACGAGCGGCGCGTCAAGAACAAGGCCCGGGTGATTCGGGCGATCGGCTATCGCGGCTCGGAAGGGGTCTATGATCCGGAGGGGATCGTAGAGGGCACCATCGGGTCGGAGGGCGACGCCGGTCGCACGAATCAGGACTATTTCGGGAACCACAAGGCGCAATCGTGGTGGTCGCTACGGAAGCGGTTCCAGCGGACTTACCGCTGGGTCGAGACTGGGGTTGCCTGCCCGCCGGACGACATCATCTCGCTGAATTCCGAGAATCCGAATCTGATGAAGCTCGTCGCGGAACTGAGCCAGGCCACCTACAAGCAAAACGAGGTCGGCAAGCTCATCATCGAGAAGAAGCCGAACGGCCGCAAGAGCCCGAATCAGGCTGATGCGGTCGTGATCCATTACGCACCGATGGAGCAGCCACCGGTTGAAATCACGATGGACATGCTGAGGCAGATCGCGCAGGCAGGCGCGCCACAACGGAGGTATTGATGCGGCCGGTGCTGAAATCTGGGAATAGGCCGCGCGTGGCGCTGGACACGGGGGACAAATCTCCCTATATCGTTTGACGGCCCAGACGGTAGCCGACGCACCAAGGCCAATTCAAGCGGGCAAGTTCGGTGGGGCTTTCGATCGTAAGCCTCGGCCAGACAAAGGCAAATCCTCCGATCGTAGCTGACGCGGCAGACAGTACCGCGGACCTCCATGCTGGCGGTGGGCCCTCCAAGTCGCCGCTGGCATGGATCAACGAAGGCGGCCGAGAAAGCGCCCCCAGCTCGGCCGCCTTTTTGTTCCACGTTTCCTCCGTCTAGGAGCTTACGCGCGGAAGGCAAAAGACGGTGCGACACCTGCATAGTGGTGTGGCTTAGGGAAGGACTGGCGGCCTTCGGGTGCGGCCCAGCGGTGGAGAGAACCGTGACGCCAACGTAAGAATCCCGTAGCGAAAGCAACCAAAGGCAAAATCTGGAACGGCTGAGGTCAAACGGCCTCGTAAGACGATCTACCACCGGAACAGGGTTGTGAGTAGGCGAGCCGACGCGGATCGGCAGAACGGCCCCGGGCTCACACCTGGGGCCGTTGCTTTTGGTGCCGTGCCATGGTTGATTGCATTTTCAAACTTGAAACCAAATCAAGTGAGGACGGGTCATGACCTTTATCAACATCGACGCGCATGGGAACGGGTTCAACCGGCATGCCGTCCGGACCATCCAGAAGCGCGCCGGCGCGGAGGACCGCAAGGCTGCTGCGGAGGCCCGCCGCGCCCGCAGGAAGGCCAAGCGGCTTAGCGAAGGGGCAGTTTTCCACAAAGACGGAACCATCATCCATCAGATCTGGTCCACGGCCTGCGACAGCATGGCGGATCTGGACCTGCCGCCGACCAGCGCATGACCGCGAAGTGGCATCCCACGCCGCCCGACGAGGTGATCACCGCAGAGCGGCTGGTCGGCGAAGGGTGGTCTCCCTGCCGATATCAGGACCTCCGCAAGGGCGACATCTTCCGGTCCCGTGATCCTGACGGTAACCTGATCAATCAGATCACGCTGGATGAAGACGAAAACGCGGTGGCGATCGTGCTCGATGATCCGATCAAGAACGACCCGCTCGGCAGCAATGGTCAATGGTACGGCTATGGCGTGCCTTGCACTGTGTTCGAGAGCCTCGGCGAGCTCAAAAAGCAAGGATCAAATTGAATGGCGCCCAATCCGCGGAACCCGAACTGGGGCGGCGGCGGCCGCGGCCAGGGGCGCAAGCCGAACCCCAACAAGCCTCGCCAGGTCGCGGAGACGAAGTTGGCGCCGCGCGCGCCCCTCGCGCCGGCTGAGCCCAAGAGCGAGGTCGGCCCCGCGATTGATCCCCGTGCCTGGGCGATGATGCTACCTGAGATCGAGGAGATCAGTCGGAAGTACTCGGCGAAGAAGGAGCGGACGTCGGCCGACAACCCGTTCCAACTGCCAGCGTTCCCCAAGGCCGCGGTTCCATCCGATTCCAAGTTGCTGATGGCGCAGGACAGCGCCCTGACGGCCAATCTGGGGTTTGCCTCGAATCAGTGGCTCGCCGGCGGCGATGGCGGATTCGCCGGCGAGGGCTTCATGTTCCTCGGCTACACCTACCTGTCGGAGCTCGCGCTGCGCCCGGAGTACCGCGTCATGGCCGAGACGATCGCTGATGACGCGACCAGGAAATGGATCGACTTCGACGTCGTCGGCGACGAGAAGACACAGCAGGAGGACCGCGAGAAGGACCCGGCCGGCTACGATGAGCGCATGGCCGATCCAGACGAGCGCAAGAAGCGCGTTGGCGCGGCCGGCAAGACAGACAAGGTCAAGGCGCTGCAGGACGACCAGCTGCGCCTGGCGGTCCGCGATCGCTATTACGAGCAGGCGCGCAACGGCGGCTTCTTCGGGCGCTCGCATCTCTTCCACGACATCCGGACCAATGATTCGGACGACATCAACGTCGAGGAGCTCAAGAACCCGATCGGGAATGGCCGCGATGCGCTCAGCAAGACCAAAGTCCCGATCGGGTCGTTCAAGGCGCTGAAGACGATCGAGCCCATGTGGGCCTACCCGCTGATGTACAACGCCGCATATCCGTGGCGCCAGGACTGGTACAATCCGCAGGTCTGGTACGTGAACGGCCAGGAATTCCACGGCTCGCGGCTGCTGACATTCATCCCCCACCCGGTGCCGGACATGCTGAAGCCAGCCTATGCGTTCGGCGGCCTCAGCCTGACGCAGATGGCGAAGCCGTACGTCGACCGCTTCATTACGACAGTATCGAGCGTTAACGCGCTGATCCACTCGTTCTCGGTCATGGTGCTGGCGACCGATCTATCGACGCTGATGCAGCCGGGAAATGTGACACCGCTGATGACGCGAGTCGCCGCATTCAACATGTTCCGCGATAACATGGGAACTTTCGTAATCAATAACAAAACGGAAGATTTCAAGAACGTATCCGCCTCGCTGGCCGGCCTACACGAACTCCAGGCGCAAGCTCAGGAGCATATGGCCTTTCCTGGACGCCTTCCGCTCGTAAAATTCACCGGAATTCAGCCCGCTGGTTTGAACGCCTCATCGGAAGGTGAAATCGAGGTCTATGACGACAATATTGTTGCGTATCAAGCGCGTGTCCTCGACAGCCATCTTCGAACAACTATTAATTTCGAGCAATTGTCATTGTGGGGTGAAATCGATCCGGAAATTACGCATCGATGGGAAAAGCTTCGACCGATCACGCAGGCAGAGAAAGGACAGAAGGACAAGGACAGCGCCGACACGCATCAGAAGTATGTCGACATGGGAGCCGTCGGGCCGGACGAGGTCCGCAAGATAATCATCGCCGACAAAGAGTTGCCCTACACGAATCTCAAACCGGACGACCTGCCGGAGCCGCCGGCCGAGGAGGGCCTGCTCGGGCCAGGCGCTGGCTCCGCGGCGACCGAGTTCGAGAAAGAGGCCAGCGGCGGCGCGCAAGACGAAGCTCCGTTCGACGAAAGTAAGCATCCGAGAGATGACGACGGAAAATTCGGATCTGGAAGTGGAGGATCATCAGGCTCTAAGTCATCACATCAGCCGACAAAGATTGTGGATGGCAAGCGCGTTACATCTACCGGGTCACCTCTCCCGTCGCATATCCAAGTGCTCAAGATTCCTCCAGCGTGGACCGACGTGACGTTCAGCAGTGATCCGAAGGCGGCATTGCTGGCGACAGGCAAGGATGTGAAGGGGCGTAGGCAGGCAGTTTATTCAGCGGAATTTTCTGCCGGGCAAGCAGCAGCAAAGTTTTCCCGCATCAATGAGCTTAATCAGAAATTCAATTCGATCTACGCGCAAAATGAAGAAGCTCGCAAATCCGGAGATCCTAAGAAACGGGCCGCTGCGGATTGCGCCCACCTGATCATGACCACAGGCATTCGACCCGGCAGCGAAGACGATACTGGAGCAGAGAAGAAAGCGTATGGAGCCACTACCCTGGAAGGTAAGCATGTCGTTGTCGATGGCGAGAGGGTTTCGCTGAAATTTGTCGGTAAAAAGGGCGTCTCGCTTGATCTTCCCGTCACCGATCCAGGAACGGCGGCAATGCTTCGAGAGCGCAAGTCAGCAGCGGGCGACAATGGGCAGCTATTTCCTATCAATGAAAAGATGCTGCTGGACCATGTCCATTCCTTCGATGGGGGTGGATTCAAAACGAAAGATTTCCGAACTCTGCTTGGCACGCGCACGGCGATTAGCGAGGTAGCCAATCGTGAAGCTCCAAAAAACGAGAAGGATTATAAAAAGGCCGTCATGGAGGTGGCAAAAGTGGTATCTTCGAAACTCGGAAATACGCCGGTGATTGCATTGCAGAGCTATATCAATCCGTCCGTATTCGCAGCGTGGAAGATCGCAGCATGATGATGTTACCAGACGCGAGATTCGGAACCGCTGAAACTCCGCTTCCTGATTGGAGGAAACGGCAAATCACAGAAGTACCTGATGACGATGTTGAGCTTGATGAGACACCGGAAGATGTCATTGCCATGCTCGGATTTGATCCGAAAAACAAGGGAGGCGGGGCTAGCGATGCCGTCCTCCCTTTCCTCGCGGGCGACGCTGAGTTCGTGGAATCGGAGCACCCGCGGGCGCCGGATGGCAAGTTCGGATCTGGCGCGGCTCAGTCCATCTCGAAGGCAGCGAAGGAACTGAAGCTCGACAAGGCGGCAAAGGTGAGCGAGCGGCTGCATTCCAAGTTGGTCGACCTGAACGATGAGTTCGACAGCGTGCTCGGCGAGATATGGGACATCACGCCAGAGGATCGCGCAGAACTGGAAGAGGGGCTGGAGTTTGAGGCGGAACAGAGCGCGCAAGAATATGCGTATGAAAAAGCCCCGCGCATGGCGGCTAACGTCCGCAATAATCTGATCGGAATCACGAACAAGTTGTCGGCTTTAATTGGAGACAAGCCTGAAGGGGCTACTATCGAGAAAGTCAGTCATGAGGATTTCGGCCTGTCACACATTCAATCCATCAAGATAGCCCGCGTCGTTGAGGATCTGTCCGGTCAGTTCGAAGAGGTCGATTCGCTGTCCGATACGCTGGATCATCTCATCCGCGGCCTCGACGAAGACGGGGATAAGATTCCGACTGCTGAAATTGATGCCGACGAAATTGAGGCCGATATAGAAGAGGCGGAGGAGGCCTTGCGGGACGGAATTGAAAGTCTCCGCAATGAATTGAAATCGGCGATCGAGGAAATCGATCAGGTGATCAATGGGGAGCATGCCGAGGTCAGGGAAGAACATGCCGAATACCGCAAGGATTTTGATCGCTGGAAGAACATGTCGTCGGCTGAGCGCGCCGCAGAGGAAGCAAAGCAACGCCAGGAGGCCGCCAAGCAGAAAGACGACGTTTACCGGCACCGCGAGAAAATCATCTCAGGGGCTCTATCTAGCGGGTGGAAGCCAACATTTCGGGATGACGGCGGGGTGGCTTGGAATAGCGTTCCAGAAGAGGTGAAAAACGTTGCGTCTTCCCTGGCCGGGCAAGCGCAAATGTACAAGATCCTTCATGAATCTGGCGTTGAGATCCCCGAGGCCGGGAAGCGGTTCCTGGATTGGTGAGGATCAGCGAGGCTTGAACGTCCGGGCGATGTGGCGGCTCAGCGGTTCGGGGATCTTGGCGATCATGGCACAGGCCATCTTGCGAGCGTTCGATTTGCTGTTGTGCTGGCGCATCGGCGACCGTTCATTGCCATCGCCGAACCACCGGTTTCCCGTCTTCATGCCGGCTGCCGTGGCATTCCGCCGACGCTCGTTCAGCGCTTCGTCGAACCAAGCAGCGCCGCTGCCGCGCTGCTTGACGCCTTCGGCCTGCAATTGATCTGCGGCCGTCGCCTGAAATCCGCGCCGCCACATTGGATCAGCACCGCCCGATCGGGCCGATGGAAACGTGGTGCAGAGCGTCGGGCCGACGTTCCCATGAACTGGACAGTTGACGCTGACTGCGGCGAAACCTGCCGGCGTTGTCTCAGGATGCTGGCAATCGCATTTCGGATTCCGCCCATCCGGGTTACGCCCTTTGCCGCTGGTCGTGTTGTGCGCGACGTTGAACCATGAGCCGCCGTTGTTTTTGGTCGCCTCATCTTTCCAAGCGTGATCTTTAGTGTAGCTCGGACGCGATGGGCTCCAACTTTCGTTAGGGCATTTCATATGACTTCGGCGTCCCGTAATCGGCATCAGCGCCGGCACGTCGCCCCAGAGCGCGAACGATCCGAACATCCAGCGCGCACGGCCAACCCACGGCTGCGCACCCTTGACGTTCTCGACCACCATCGGGATATGGCGGCCGGCCGCTTCGCACGCCTCGCGCTGGATGCGGAAACAGGCGTTGAACAGACGGTTGAGCCGCGCCAGCTCGGCGCCCGTGGTGTCGGCTCGGATCTCCGCCGCATGCGCCTTGGCCCTCGACCACGGCATGGCCATCCACGAATATTCCTGGCACGGCGGGCTAGCCACGATCAGGTCGGCGTTGCGGAATTGCGAGCCATGCAGCGTCAGAACGTCTTGCACCACGAGCTGCGCGGGATAGCGGTGATCGCCGTAGACGTGCTGTTCGATGTCGAAACCGATGCAATCCCAGCCCTCGGCGAGCAGACCGTGAGACCAGCCTCCAAGGCCTGCAAAAAGATCGATGGCGAGTGGTTTGGATTTAGTCATCTCGCCTCAAAATAAATGGCTTAGAACCTAGCGGAGCATCGGCAAGCGTGAGACCGATAATTTCGCCGCGATGATAACAGACGGCGGGCTCCAATTCTGAAACCCATCGACCGAGCAACTCACGCACGGCCGCCTCATCCTTTCGACACTTTTCGAGAAAGGTCGCCTCGCACTCAAATCTCACAGCAAATCCTCCTTTTTCAGCTTCCCGGCGATCAGCAGATCAATCACCTTCGCAACGAGATTCGGAACCGGCCCATCGCCGGCTGCGATCCGCTGCGCCTGCCGGCGGCCGATCCCGAAATAGAGAGCGGCCCCGACAATCGTGATGCCGAGATTTTTCAATGCCGCTCTGTATTTGGCTGGGGTCACGGGATTGAACAAACTGCATTAAGAATGCCGATTACGTTCTTCTCCCAATTATCGGCGCGGGCGAGGGCGAGGGCGAGGTCGCGGGCGAGGGCGAGGGCGAGGGCGAGGTCGCGGGCGAGGGCGCGGGCGAGGGCGAGGTCGCGGGCGAGGGCGAGGGCGCGGGCGAGGGCGAGGTCGGCCTTGTTGGCCTTCTCCAGGACCGGCTCTGCGAGCCTCAGAGATGCTTGATCGACAATCG